ATTGGTCGCCCGTGTTCGTAGCTGCTGAGTAGTAGCCCGTGTTCGTAGCTGCTGAGTAGTAGCCCGTGTTCGTAGCTGCTGATTGGTAGCCCGTGTTCGTAGCTGCTGAGTAGTGGCCCGTGTTCGTAGCTGCTGATTGGTAGCCCGTGTTCGATTCTTTTTTGTCTTTCCAATTAACCTTATCAAGGATAAACTTAACGCCCGCCTTGATGATACCGCCTAATCCAATTTCTGTCTCAATATGGATTTTACTGCTCGCTACCTTGGAATCACCGTCTTTTTTATCCATTTCCCCTGATTGTGTAACTGTGCAGTATCGGCTATTCTTTCCCGGCGCATAGTAGCTGAACACATCGTAGGGAAACTCACACGCGTGGAATCCATTCTCACAACACTTTATATTTCCGTCTTGCTCGTAGTCCTTGCCCACCTCATATTGGAAGTCCCGGCATTTCAAATCTTTGTCGAAGCCCTTGTAGGCGTAAATAGGTTTTTCGTTGTCCATATTGTTTGTCTTTTTTAGAGTTATTATCTTTTCTTTTAGTCGTTACACTCCGAACTCAAATTCCTCCATGCTCGGGTATTTCTTTCTGCGCTTCCTCTTGGGCTTGTCATGCACACTCCATCTACGTTGCGATAGGAAACAGGGGCACCCGTCCCAAGGGATTTGCTTTAGAGCCATCCCGTAATACACACTTTCTTGGCAATGACATTCACTATTGTAGGCATCGACGCAATAGTCGCACTTAGGCTGACAATCATTCATAGCTCGTTATCCTCGAATAGTTCTTGTTGATGTTATACACCTCCATGATGCTGTCTGTGTGCATCTTTAATATATCATACTGCCACATGGAAGTGGTGAGCTTGGCCTTCATAGAGATATAGTTTACGCTGTTTGTCGCAAGGAGCAACCCCGCGAACACGAGCAGCGTCACCATCGGCTTCTTCCTGATAACCTCAGAAAGCCATTGGAACGCGAACCTCGCACTGTTGACCACGAGCAGCACAACTACCCAGAGCAAACGAGACATGCCGAGGACTGTGCCTTTGAATGCCTTACTTGCAAAGGCAAAGATGTCACGGTATGTGTTATAAAATATTTTCATAATCAGATTTATTTGTTGTGAAAACCTTTCTGTCACCGACGCTCTTGTCTATAAACGACTGCCAGCTCATAGTTACTTTCCTTCTTGCTCGAACACGTCAAGTATTTTTGTCTCTGTTACGGAAACAAACTCATAGTCAATCATGGTTCCGTTCATAACCTCCTCTGTGTTCTTTCGAGCCTGTTCGAGAGAGCCTGCCTGCACGAGGTAGGTGACTTTTGACTTCTTTTCTTTCTGAGTTCTCTCATCGACCGTGATGAAATCGAGCTTCACGCGATAATACTTGTCGTCTGTTTCGTTGTCAGAGAAGAAAATCTCAGAATAGGGAGCGGGGTTGATATTCTTAACCACGAAATCGCCGTCTATGAAGTGTCTCATCTCTCTGGTGATGCTTTCCTCAGCCTCACCGAAAGTGATAGCGTCTACGACGTAGACCTCGTTGACTTTCTTTACCTCCCCGTCCTCCATAGTCTTGTCGTAACGAACTATGGTCTCGAACCATCTTTTATTTACACTTCTCATTGTCAAAAATTTTTTAATGCGTTATAGAATGTATTTTTGTCTACTTGTTGTTCACAGTAATCTTCAAGGCTTTTGCTGCTTTGAATACGACATCTTTGTGCGCTGCTATTGTGATAGACTCACCCGTCCGAGGGTTCCTACCAGTACGCTCTGGCTTATCAACGCTCTTGAACGTTCCGAAGCCGTCGATGCGTACCTCGCCAGCGTTGACGAGAGCGTTCTTGACGGCCTGGAAGACCGTAGTCACACAGAGGTTGCTCTCCGCAACCGTGAGCTTGATGTCCTTTTTTGCCATGACCTCTTTAAGGGTCTCGGCGATAGTTGTTTTCGTTACCATGATAAAACTTGTTTTTAAATTTTTGTGATTAACGTTTCATGCTGCACCAGTTGGACGTTGACTGCCAGTATCCGGCAAGCCATGTCTCAACTGGCGTTGCGTCGGGGTGTTCTCTTATCCACTCAGATGCCTGTTCTCTAATGTCTGCCATGACGCTTATTTTATTTTTGTGTTATCTCCTAAGTGACTTCCCGACCATCGGGACGTATTTCGTGATGGCCCTAAGGCGGTCTACGGTACGCACGCCGTACTTTTCCGTGAGGCACTCAATATCGCAGTTTGTCGTGATGATGAGCAGCTTGCCTTTTTGCTCGGCCATGTCGCAAAGCTCCACAAAGGGCACTCGCTTGTTACCATAGATATTAGAGACGTTCTCCGTGCCGATGTCATCAATACAGACTATATGTCGTGACAGCACCTCGTTAGGGTTGGTGTTGAGCTCCTGCGCCTTATAGCAGCTGACTATCTTGCCGCAATAGGCGTTGATGAGCAACGGCAGTATTCGCATCGCTATGAGCGTCTTACCAAGCCCGCATTCCCCCGTGAGAAGCAGCCCGCGCCCTTGGTTATCGGCCATCCACCCGACTACGGGGCGATAGTTGCCTTCGTTCCAGACGGCGTTGCCGTTCGTAAAGTAATTCAATCCTCGCCTGAGGAGGCTCTCCGCGTTTGGAATGCGGATTAACACCTTATCAGGTCTTGGCGGATAATGCCCCGTGTCCTGTAAGTTGCGGATGAGGTTATCGAAGCTTATTTCCATTTACCAACCTCCTTTCGTGTAATCCATCTGCCCTGCATGAAGAATCGTGCCGTCTTGGTGCATCTTCCGCTCGGCGGGCGAACCTACTTTGCAATCGTGATTGTTATTTCTGTCCCATGTTACCAATCTCGCAGACACCTGGAAGACCTTTTCCATCTCGAAGCGCATTTTCTTTCCGTTGTCGTTCATTTCCGTCCAATAACGGTAAAAATCATTAAGCATATCCTTACCGTATTTATCAAGAAATGGTTTTAGCTTCTCAACGAAATCTTTTTTACGTTCTTTCACGCTCTTTGGTGTGTTAGTTGGCGTGTTAGTTGGTGTGTTAGTTGGTGTGTTAGTTGGTGTGTTAGAATACTGTTTTTTATGTCTATAACTCTTTATGTTAGAAATGGTTATTTCACTGCCACGGTGTGTTAGTTGGTGTGTTAGTAATGGTGTTGATTGGTGTGTTAGCACCTGTGTTAGATACATTTTCTTCAGTAATGTTCTCACGGTCTGCAAACCAATACATAGTTCACTCGAAATCTTGCGGATGCTAACAATCAATGTCCCATTCTCATCTGCATTGGCGAGAAGATAGAGGAACAAGTTTACGGCATTTGTCCTGTCAAGTTTCATTAAATCACAATATTGTTTTTTGCTAATCTTGAAAGAGTCCATTCCTGTTATGGTATGTGTTTACCCGTCGTCTACAATCACCGCGACGGAGGTGCCGAAAGCTTTTTCAAGCATAGACAGCCTCCGCCGCAAATCAAAAGGGCAGTGTGCTGGAGTTTGGCGGTTGGGTCGTTGGTTGCTGTTGCACAGGCTGCTGAGGCTGCTGTGAGAACGCTGACTGTGGCTGATACTGTGGCCGCTCCACGTTCCATGCTGTGGCGTTGGTGAACCACTTGCCGTTAAACTCTCGTGAGTTGAGGTCAAAGCTGACCTTGACATACTCGCCAACTTTGGGCGCGAACCTGTCTATTCGGTCGCTCAGAAGGTCAAAAGCCAGTTTCTTTGGATATTGCTCTTGCGTCTCCAAAACGTAAGTACACTTACGCCATGGTTTACCAGCTTTCGATGTGCCACTTGTCTCAGGCAGGGCACCTATGATTTTCCCTTGTATTTCCATTTTCTTGTTTGTTATTTGCCGTTAATGCCGTCTATAAACTCGTTGGCGAGCAGGACACGTTCTTCCATGAGCTTGATGTCATCTTCCACTCGTTCTATGTTGGCGTAATGGAACGGCTTGGATAACCATGGGCAATAAGTGGCGAACACACCGCTTACAGCCCCCGTGCAATCCATCTCCGCTATCATCTGCCAATAGTATTCAGGCTTAGTGTCCTTGAGCGAGGCGGCATCATGCACGAGAGCCTTGTAGCGCATGAACGTGCCGATGTTTGGGCACTTGATTTCGAGCACTCCAAGGTGCCCCTCGCCATCAATGTTGCGTATCATGCCATCGGGTGAGGCGGCGAAGTGTGGTATGGTGTCGTGGGCGCAAAGGCTCACCTCCTCGATGTCGTAGCCGAGGATGTCGGATGTCAGTCGCCGTGCCGCATCCTCCTGCTCTGTTCCCCATCGCATCGCCTTGGAGGTGACGCTTGTCTCGTCGATGTAGTCGGAGAAGACATCATCATCGGCGAGAAAGTCTTGATTGAAGAGACGCTCGCCCGCCACTTGGTAAAGGTACGTCTTTGCCGTGTCGGAGAACGCCTCGCCAGCCTTTCGCCCGGTCTTCATTATGTCGGAGACCTTGGAACCCGTGATTTTGCCCATTCGGGCACGAAACCATGAGATTTCGTGCTGGGCGTTGGAAGTGTTTATCATTTTTTATCCTCCTCCTTCTTCATCTCGGCTTTGGCTGCTTCGGCGGCTTTGGCAGCGATATTCTCTTTCTTCTCGCTTTCGATATTGTCAACATACTCGGGCGTGAAAGCGTCGATGTCGAGGTCTTGCACGTCAGAGGTGGCGGGAGTATTAGTGTTGACTACCGCTTGATCAAACGTGACGGCCTTTTGCATCTCTATTGACTTCGGGGCGAACTTCAAGATGGACTTGAGAACCGTTTTCATTGCCATGCTGTCGAAATCGGACTTCCACGGCGAATTATATCCGGCACGGAAGGCTTGCGAGAACTTAGAAGCGTGCGCCTTAACCTTGTCAACATCCCAGTAAGCGACCTTGGTGAAGCCGTTGAGAAGCTCGAACTTGGCCATGTAGCCGATAACCTTGTCGGATGTTCTCTGTTTCTTGTCGAAGACGTAATCCTCATTGAACTCATCTCCCGAGACGTACTCGCCCTCATGTACGGGAGCGGCGAGTATTTTCTTGAACTGGCCGCTGCGTTGGCAGAGCTGGAGCAATCCGAGGTAACCAACTTGCAGCTGGCATTGCGAGCCGTAAGGGATAAGGTAAGCCTGTCCTAACGTGGGGACGACTTGCAATTGCATCGTGGCCGCTACCATGGCTGCGCCTATGATGGACATGGGCTGAGCCCTGCGAAGCTGTGGGTTGCCGTTAGCCACCGATATGACCGACGACATGAAGCTGCTTGCCATTTGTGGCGAGCTCCATACCTCATTTAGTTTTCCTACTACCGCCGGCGAGTGCATCAACTCGCCCAATGTCATGTTCTTGTTCTGCGTTGTTACTTGTGTTGTCATCTTTTTAATTTTAAAAGGAATTAATATTTATAGTCGTAATAATCCTGCCAACTGCCGAAACCTGCGTCGAGTGCCGTTTGGCAATCGACGCTGTAGTTGCCATACGCCTCCTGCCACTCGGCTTCAGGGTCAGCGTTCTCTTCAAGGTAAGACGTGACAGCCTTGTCAAAAAGAGGTGTCTCGTTGTTGGTGGGGTGTGAGGATTCAATGGCAAAGCCTTTGTTTGGGTCGTGATAGACGTAGATAGTGGTCTCGGGCGAGACTTGAACGTCAACGCCGCAACCATTGTATTCGTCCGTGCCTCCGTCACGACAGCTTTGCCAAGCCGCCTTGTTGATGGCGGAGACGCAGCTGTCGCAAATATCAAGAATAGTTTTCCCCATTTATATATTCTCCAATAAGCCGCCAAGAAGAGCCGCGATGAATATTGCCGCTGGCATGACGATGCCGTAAACGACATATTCGCGTCTCGCGAAGCCTTCTCGCTTGATGTCCTCGATAATCTTCTTCATGGTTTTCGTTATTTATTAGTCTTCCTGCAATACTCCGCGATTAGCAGGGCATCACAGGTCTTCAATGTCACTTTCTTCCCGAGCTGAGGGAACAACTGTTGCGCCCGCTCCTTCAGCTTGCGCTTCCATTCCGCCTTTTCAAAGGAAGAACTCTTGCCGAGGGAGTAAATCTTCTCCCACTTCTGCGGGCGGCATTTTATAGTCTTTATGCCGAGGGCGAGGAGTCCCATCTCAAGATGGCCGTTGTGCCGCGCGAACTTTGCTGTAGCGGACGATGATTGCCCCGGCATTCCCTGACCCACGTCCTCCAAGACGCATACGCAAGGGAACGCTTGCCATAGCCGTAGGTAGTTAAGGATGTCGGCTGGGGTGTCGGGCATATTCCTCACGTCCGCGACCTCGCCGTTTTCGGAGAGAACGGCAATGCCACCGCTCGCGCCAGGGTCTATGCCTATGTAATAAGCCTTTTCCATGTCATTTGCTTTTATGATTGTAATGATTGTGCAGCGGGCAGGAGTCGAACCTGCTAATGCCGAAGCTTTACAATACCCCGTGCCTATCCGATTAGCACGCTATCCGCCGCGAGTGCCCGTCTGTTTCGGGCCGTCATTGGTTTAAAGCCTTTTATGAGCCGTTCACTGCTCCCCACTGGCATTTTAAAACGAATTGACCAAGTAGCGGCTATCCAGCGGCGCTATCGCTTGGGCATTTGGGGACGGGGGGGGGCATTCGACGCCACGCATATATATTGCGCTCGTTCCCCGTCCTTGGGATATATAATTATAGAGACAAAGAACCGTCTCTTGATATAATTTTCCCTTGTGTGTTGGATTTTCCTGAGCTGTTCCTGCTATAAGCCGCCTTATGGCGACTTAGCCAGACCGCAACGTGTTCACAAGTGCCTGCGCCGGACGTGCCAACGTGGTTCATCACGCTACTTGATGCGGAAGATTAACTGGCCTTTCGTATGTCGTGCGTCCTTTCGCGGTATTATGGATTGTTGGTCTCCTCCGTTACTCTTTACACGCATACTTCCTGTCCCAATAAGTCAAAGGTCTCTTTCCTCTCGTTCATTTTCTCGCGTTCGGGGCAGGAGTCGAACCTGTTGCTTCAAAGCCCTTCCGAGAGCAACCCAAACAGGTATCAATACACCTTGCTGCGCTCAATCATCTTCCTCACGTCCGTTATCTTGTAGAGGATGGTGTTGCGCACCTTGTAATAGGGGAGCTGCCCCGATTCTCGCAAGTCCTTGATGAAGTCCTTGCTTACGCCGCCGAGGTAAGCCAAAATGGACTTGTTGGTCAAGAACTCTTGTCCTTGCTCCCTCAACGTGATGGTTTTCCCCACAACGTCAATGTTGACTTCTGTGTGACACTTCGATGCTGCCATGATGCTATTACTTAATCTTGTTAATTACTCGCTTCCGCCGATTAATCTCGCTCGCTTCCGCTACACCTATTGTTATCGTGCTGCCCTCGATGCGGCAGTAATACGTACCGCCGTCCTCGCGTGGATAGGCTTTCTTCACGTAGCCTACGGTGTTTTTCGCGGATATGCAAGCAAGGTATGAGGGTAACTCGACAGTGATAGAACCACCCTTGCCGATATTCTTTATATCCTCGACTTGTATTTTACTTGCCTTCATTTGTTAAAATATTTGTTTTTACTTATTATTAACAAGAAAGAGTTGGAGGAACTGAAAAAACCCCATATCTTTGCGGTGTGAGAGTTATTGGACTGGGATATTTTTCAGCCCTCCTTTTGTTGTCTTTCTGTTTTTCTGATTGACAATCGCAAAGGTACTGTTAATGTCTGACAATAACAAATAAACGGCAGAGAATATCTGTTATTTAACGTTATTATACATTACTTCGGCTTATGTCGTGGTTTTGAAACAAAAATTAAGGATTATGAGCGGTACTATTGTTGACAGGTTGCGGGCATACATTCGCGAGCACGGCGAAACAAAGAACTCTTTTGCATTACGTGTAGGCATCAACCCATCGAATTTCAACAGGAAGATGAAAGAAGAGGGCGAGGAAGGGAAGTTGTCCTTTTCCAATAAGGACTTCAAGTTAATTCTCGATGCCACGGGATTGAGCCCCGAATGGCTGAAGACAGGAGAAGGCGAGAAGATGAGCGACAAGGGCGTGCTTCAAGCCAGCAAGAATGCGAATACTCAAAAACCATTTTATGACGTTGATTTTGCCCTGGGCTTCGCATCAATGTACAATGATACGCCAAACGTGCCAAGCAAGTACGTGAGCGTGCCTGGCTATGAGAGGGCGGATTTTTGGTGCCGCACATCAGGCGACAGTATGCAGCCGATGATTAACGGAGGCGACATGATAGCCCTAAAGGAGGTTTTGGATTGGCAAGACTTCCTGCCCCTGAATGAGGTTTACGCGATAATGACAACCAACGACTTGCGGACGGTCAAGGTGGTGCGCAAGGGTAGCGATGATATGCACCTCACCTTGCACGCATATAATGAGGCTTACGAAGACCAGGAAATCTCGAAAGAGAACATTACAAAGGTATTCAAGGTAATAGGTTGCATCAAGACAATATAAAGAGATATAATTAAGGATATTGCGAGTTTATTGCAAGTTGAGAAAGCTAAACATCTGTAACAAGCGGCAAATCAAGACGTTAAAAAACGTACTCGCAGACTTCCCAAGCCTGTGAGGCGGGTTCGATTCCCGTATCCCGCTCTTAGAGTTAAGTCGCTGATAATTAGCTCTTTGTAGTTTTAAACACATCGCTTTTTAGGTATAAAACCTTACTCCAAAGGCTTAATTCTCGGTTAAAATAATGGCTTTTAGGGGGTATTGAGGGGTGTTTCTGCAAGTTATTTGCAAGTTGCTCGCAAGTTTTCCTTAATTTTGCAAGTGAGTGTGTTTGTGAAGTTTTTAAAAATAAGGAAAATGAAAAACTCAATCAAGACTTACGTTGAGGCTAAGACCATGAGGGTGTTCCTTGCCGTGACATTCAGGGGCAAGCGTTTCTATGCCTCAACAGGCATGGCAACGACAGAAAAGTTCAGCGGCATGGCTTTTCCGCGAACCGTTCCGAACTACATTGCCAAGACAGGGCGGCTCGTGAAGTTGATTACGGCGGTTGAGGCTTATATGCTGAGAAACCCCGAAGAGCCATTCGAGAAGATGAAGGCAAGCGTAAAAAGAATCATCAACGGTGAAGAGGCTAAGCCGGAAGGAGGCATCTTGTCTTACATAGAAGAGTTCGCCAAGACGAAAGCCAAGGAGAGCACGAGGTTAATCCTTGAGAGGACGATGAAGCGTGTTGAGACTTTCGACCCTCACGCCACGTTTGATACGATTGATAGGGCATGGCTGGAGAGATATGAGGCTCACGAGCTCATTAAGGGGCGCAAAATCAACGGAATCGCCATCGACCTTAGGAACATACGCACGGTGTTCAACTGGGCGATAGACAACGAGATTACGGACAGATACCCATTCAGGAAGTTCTCCATCAAGACGGAACGGCAACAATACCTTTATCTCAACGCCAAGGAGATGAGAGAGGTAAGGGACATTGCCTTAGAGCCGTTCATGGAGAGGTATCGTGACCTGTTCATGCTCGGCTTTTACCTGATAGGGATTAACCTCTCGGACTTATTGGAACTGCCTTCGGGTTGCATTAAGCACGGACGGTTGCAATATAGGCGCAATAAGACGGGAAGGCTTTATGACATCAAGGTTGAGCCTGAGGCGATGGAGATTATCAACAAGTACAAGGGGAAGGGACACTTGCTGGATATACTTGACGATGGGCAAGTAAAGGAAACGAGCTTCCGCAGGACGCTTGGCAACTACTTGAAGAGGATTGGGCCTGTAAGGATGGAGAAGAACAGTAGAGGGGCGTTAATCAAGAAAGTCATCACGCCCTTGCATAAGGATATGATTTGGTACACGGCAAGGCGAAGCTGGGCGACGATAGCGGCGGAGCTCGACATACCGAAGGAGACCATCGGCAAGGCATTAGGGCACAGCGAATGGGACAGTACGACGACTGACCGTTATATCCAATTCGACAACAAGAAGATAGATGAGGCAAACAGGAAGGTGATAGACGCCTTGGGCGACAAGCTGGCGGGGTAGTGGGGTGAAAGGATGCCCCGCCAGCCATGAGCTACCATGCCTGGCGGGGCGGCAAGGGTGTTATCCCATCATGCCGCGGGGCTCGTGAATGGCCTCCGCGATGTCGCTATCCATGATCCCCGCCATGCCCCTCGTGATTAGGGAGGTCATGTTGACGTACTGCTCGGTGAACTTGTCTATCATGTTGTCGTAGAAAGTGTCGCCGTACTCTTTCTTGGCTCTAAGGAGCTCGCTCTCGACATCAATGTACACCTCTCGGAGCTTGACGACGGAGGCGGCAAGTCGCGGCTGCTTTACGTTCCGCAACAATACGGGGTTGATGACGTTGTTGTTCTCGATGTTGATGACGTTGTTTTTATCCATGGCTTTGTCTTTGTTTTTGATGATTTTACTTCAGTAATGATTGTTGTTTGTTAAGTCCCACGATGGTAAGCAGCTCCGCAAACAAGTTGTCGTACCATCTGATTTGGGTCTGCTGCTGAAATTTAGGGTCTTGCTGATTCTGACCGTACTTGTCAAAGGCTGGAGTGATAACATACCAGCTATGCACCTTTCCTCGCTTTCCTGGGCGAGTGGCGTGCTTCACAACTCCTTTGAGTTCAAGCATACGATTGAATGCTTGTGCTGAGATACCAACGTTGTGCGACTTTAATAAGTCTGTGGCAGCGTGCGTAATCGGCTTTTCCGTTCCTGCGTTTACAGACTGAGGAAGAGCATCATCCAAGCCTACCATCTTACCAATCTTCTGAGCGATGCCCAATTTGCTTGCGTCATTCAGGTTGAGGAACTTTGCGCTCCAATCGGCAAAGACTAACTTTGCTTGAATCTGTTCCTGCAAAGATGGCTGCTGCTGAACTTGAGCAACTGCGTGATGGAACACTCTACGATAAACCTCGAACACTGGGCGAACCTTGCGAGCAATGAAATACTCCAAACAAGCGGAAGTAAGGTAGTAATCTATCTTCTTAAAACCACCTGTAGCAGTTTTGCCCGACTGGGCAAAACTGATAAAGTCCACATTGTCAATGAAGTTCTGTTTTAAAGCCTTTACTGCTTTACCTCTTTCTGAGTAAGCCAACTGCCAAACATCATCAAGGTTAACTGAAAACACTTTGTCTTGTTGGTCTAATGCCAACACACCACGGAAGTAGCGTTCAATATCCGATGGAACACTATCCTTTGTTAAAATTAAATTTTCGTTCATTTCGATATATTTTTGAACGTTAAACAAATGTTGGGTTGATACACAAAAAGGGTGTACCGCTACCCTTTGTTCAATGCCTATATCGGAAAGCACGCACACACCATTACGATATGTGCAAGGGGCGATACACCTATATCTTTGATATGGATATATCAGTCTCGTAAGATTAAGAGCATAAAAAATGCTCCACCGAATTGACGGAAGAGCTTCCTATTTCTCTCCCGATATATTTATTGAACGCTACAAAGATACGCAATATATCCCTGACTTGTGATGCGCAAAGCGGATTTTAACCAAACTTTAACATTTGCTCACTCGATTGTGAATAGTTTTTCAGTTGGCCTTGTCGTCTTTGTCATGGCTAATGAGTTCGTTATCTCTTTCTGCCATATACAAGTGAACCCTGACGGCATATCATACTCGCTGACGAAGATCTTGTACCCTCGGAGTTTCATTTCCATGCACCAGGTATAGAAGTTCTCACAATTGAACTTGCCGGTGCCCCTGTATTGTCTGACCCCCTTATACGGCGGGTCGCAAAATATAATGCAGCCATCGGGATAGTCGGACTCGTCATAGCTCGCATGGGCAAACTCAACCCCTTGCAGGAGTGGCACGTCTTTCTTGATGTTCGCTATATACTCGGCCACGTAATCCCGATGCTTGCCATCCTTGCCTACGACATCATGGCCCGTGTAGCCGTTGAAGAATATCCCGTTGCGGCTTGCCATGAAGCCGATAAAGCCTATCTCGGCATCTGAATACCTGGAATCGCCATTATCGTTAAAGCAATCCCTTGCCGCGATGTATTCGTCCCTCGTGATATGCTCCTTGAATCGTACCCCATCTTGGAGTGCTTGCCACATCGCGATTAAGTACCTATTAGCGTCTATGGCTATCCGCCTGTAACTTGGCGGCACTCGCTCTATGACGCTGCATCCGCCGCAGAAGGCATCCACGAATACCTTGCTGTCGCTGCTGCCGAGCATTATCGGCAATATCTCATCGGCTATTCGCCGCTTGCTTCCCATGTATCGCATATAATATACTAATTCTAATGTTTGCTATCTTTTTCTGCTTTACGTTTCATCCTTGCCAACAAAATTCCTTGTTTGCGTTTCATGGATTTTACGATAGTGTTTTGCACTTTTTCGAGCACGAATTTCGGGGTTTCGCCATCCCTAATAAAAACGGGGTACCTGTTTCTATCTTTATGCTTCTCGAAGAACACCTGGTCGTCATCGCCTGAAACCTTGATGTAAATCCGGAAGTCGGGCAAAACAAGGTCAGAATGCCCTCTTTTCCCTTTCTTCTTTGGCTCATGCCATTTTATGCCGTTCTCGTCCAAGAACTTCTTTACCTTTTCAAGCTTTGTCGTGTTCTTCATGGTCGTATATTTTAGTCTTCATTTTTTAGTCTCTAATATTACCACGCAGTTAGGCACGGGGCCACGGTGTATGTGTTAGCCCTTACCACGCAGGCATAGTTCTTCGTGGTGAACGTATAACCGTGGTCTTTCATGTCAAGGAAATTGATTCCAGGCATGAAATACCAATCATAATTGGTCTGTTTCGTTAAAATACCCCTTTTTTGCGCGAATTTTATGATTTTGACCGCCGTTGCCTTGCAAAGATTAAGTGATTTCGCGATTTTCCCATATCCCAGTCCACGCTCAACATAATCATGTCCCCATTTATACCTCCTCGATAGCTTTTGCGCGCGCTTCACCTCTTTCGGGTAGCGTCCGTTGTGAGCTGTTAGAATGGTACGTTTGACGAAATCCTTACGTATCTGCATGACTGCCACGAGAATGGCCTGTAATGACCTTTCCACGTCCTTAATCTTGTCGTATGCAACCTTGGCGAGCCTCACGTTGCGCTGCTTGTGCCTCGACACAAGAGAGCGAAAGATAAGGCTTTTTCCATTATATGACACAAGCCCACATTCTTTCAAGGTATGCAACCTCTTCTTGATAGTCGTGGCGTGCATCCCCGTGATTGTAGCGAGCTTGTTGATTGTAAAATTCCTTACGGTATTGCCGTTGATGCGTTTCCTTACGAGCAGGGACATGGCTACCGCTTTCAAGAGCTCATTGCTCCTGAACATCTCAAGCACCAGCCTGTATCGTAAGTTCTTATTCATCTTTGACCTATTAAAATGGAAAACCGAGAGGATTCGATATTTGTCATACGATAGGTCAAGGAACATATGGCAACGCAATCTCTCGGTTTTTTCTATTATAATATAATCATCGCTTTTCAGCTTGATTTAAATTATTCATTTATTGCCAATAATATTCCTCGACTTCATCGTTTGTGCAGCAAAGATATGCACGATTATTTACCCATGCAAATGTATAAAAATGTTAACGATTGCTTTGGGGGGTTATTGAGTGCTTTTGGGAAGTTAAAGTACGTTAATGTTGAATTTCGTGTGTTTTTCCCCTTGATTTTTGACAAATCAGCCCTTGATAGCCAGCTTCCAAAAAAACAAAACAAAAAATAGTGATACAGCAATGCACGCTATATCACTATTTTTTGTAGCCATTTGAAGAGCCGTGTCTTACTTCATCATGAGAGGGTCTTCGATAGCATCATCAATCTCGCATTCCATAATCTTGGTCATCGTGCCGCTGATTATGGATGCCATGGAAGTGTAATGGCTTAAAATGCGCCAACACCAGCATTTGTCCTTTCCATATCAAGGAAGAATATACATCTATCCTCATCTGTAACAAGAATAACTTTAGGTTGGTTTCTGAAAGATGTGCTCACGACAACTGTTTGTGCTTTGTTACAGAAAGACAACTCTCCGTATATGTCAGTTGATTTGTATGGGAGATAAAATCTTTTCCATATACTACCATCGTTTCTAACAAACTCTATATAATTGTTTTCTCGCATTCTTATGCAATCAATAGGGCTTGCTTCTGTAATGCCATCTTCGTAACCATTAGCGCAGTTTCTCCATGTACTGCAATATATCGTGAGCTGCACTTTCCCAGGAGCATGTCTTGCTGTTTTTTTCTGGTAAGTCTTGGTTGTAGATTTTCTTTTAGCCTTGCTTTGTGCTGACAAATTTAAAGGCGTTATCATGAATGCTGCCAGCATGATAACCAGCAATGAAATTGTTTTTCTCATAGTTTGAAAATTTTGATTAACTTGATTATTATAGGAGAATCGCCACGAACACCACGGAGAGCTTAGACAGCTCTTCGGGTGAACGTGGGTTAGCGTGTTTGCTCATCGCTGCCGTTGATAATCTCGCCCCACCTCTTTGCATCCTCATCGTCCTCAATCTTTGTGGCATCAGACCCTTGTTCGACGATTGCGCCAAGCAGTGTGAACCAAGGGAAGGGCTTTTCTGTCTCTTCCCTGACCTGCTCGCCCATGATGTCGGCCACGGCATTAATATCTCCGTAGTAATCTTCGTAGGCCGTGTCGTCCAATACAAGCGCGTCTCCATAATAAAGGCGATAACAGTTGTCATCATCAAGAGTTGACTCTACTTGGAAGGTGTAGTCGTTAACTGTAATTTGCTTGTTATTCATAGTCTTTGTATTATTTATTATGTTTAATTTTAGTCTTTGTTTCTGCCTGTAGCGCAATCGAAAAGTGTAGCAAAAAGCCACACCATCATGATAAAAAAGAAAAACATATCTTGATATTTTTATTATTATTAGTTGTCGGACTTGTCCAAGCCTTGGGTTTGCTCTTTGCCTTCTTTCTCTTTCTCTTGGTTGATATACTTATAGTACGTTTTAATCTCCTCATCCGTCATACCCTTGGCTCGCATGAGCTTGTAGTCAACGCTGCTTCGGCGCATATTCCTCTGCCCGCCGTATAGTCTACTCAAGTTGTAGTACGCGCTCCGCACTCGCGCCGTAGTCAGTATCAAGCCAGTTGATGACAGAACGTCCATCTTTTGCAGCATTATCGCCGCTTCTGTGAAGTTGGGCGTTGTTAGCTCCGTGAAGTTCTTGGTGCATTGCTTGACGACCTCCCATATACGCTTGTTGCTTGGGTTGTTCAAGGCCATCTGCTTACGTTTGCATGAGCTCGCCTGGACACCTTCATCCGTCTTGCACTTCTTGGGTCTTCCAAGTTTGACACCGTGTGCTTTCTTCGCCGCGAGAGCCGCCTTGGTGCGTTGGCTGATGAGCTCGCGCTCATACTGTGCTGTCGCGGCGAACACTCCAAGGATCATAGTATTCACCACCGGCATATCGCAAAAGTGAATCTGAATCCCGGAGTTTATTACCTTAAAGATAAACTCCACGTCTCTTGCCAGCCTGTCCAACTTAGCAATGACAAGTGTGGCGTTCTCTGCCTTGCATTTGGCTATCGCTTCCAAGAGCCCTGGGCGTGTCCTATGTGTGCCCGACTCTATGTCCTGGTACACGCCTGCAAGCGTGCCGTCTACCTTGGAGACGTACTCCATGCAGATGTCGAACTGGGCTTCCAAGCCCAAGCCGCTTTGGCCTTGCTTCTTGGTCGATACCCTTTTATATATTACGTATTTGCCCATATTATAATGTTATTATTTATAACGTTGTTTTGTTGTTTTTATTTTGCCCTAAGATGTATTTTCTTCTGCTTTTTGGCTTGATTTTGTTTATTTTTTCAAATTCGTATATAAGCGCAAAGATACTGTCGTAAGTTGCCTTGCAGTTAAAACTCCCGACGCTAATCGTAAACTCGCGCTTATAGGCATCGCCTTTCATACCCCAACTTCGCCCATACTTGTTGCGAATCTCGAAGGCAGTCCAACCGTCTTCTTTTTCTAACGGGTACACCTCAGGTACAAAACTGAAGATATACGTTGCCACCTTTTCGCCTATTTCGTAGAGTGCTTCCAAGATGTTGCGGTCTTCACTCAGATCCTCGTTGTCGTCTATCGTAGGTACGGCTTTTTTATTATGCTTGTTCTTCATGTTATTGATTTTTTTTTAGTTAGTTGGCATCCGTGGCTCGCACACGGAGGAGGGCTGTCGTTAAACTCCCGTTGCCAATCGCTCTTTTGTCTCTTACTTATTTTTCCTCCAAGTAGTCCAAGTAGAGGTAGGTGTTTTTTTGTTATTATTAAATTATTCGTCCGCCCAGAAAGTCCACTTGCGGATCTTGCTAACTCCGTATCGTTTTAGGTAGGAGTCTATTCGCTTCTCAAACTTCGCGCGGAGACTTGCCACGGTCGTTGTGTACTCTTTGCGGAACTTATTTGCATCTTCGCCACGTAGCGTTAATTCGTGCTCAGGGTCAGGTGTGGAGAACTTGCTTTTTGGCCCGCAAGACATATAAACTCCTGTGCCCCACTCGTTGCACCATAGCGTAACGTCATCGTACCTTCCAAGCTGTTCAAGCTCGTCTTCATACTTGCGGTCGAACCTTGCCAAGTTCTCCTCCTTGAAATCTTTTTCGCCAAAGTTAGCGCAAAGCTCGTTTGCCTCATCCTCTGTCATGCCCTGAAAGTCCGAGTAACCCCAGCAAAAGGACTTTTCCAGCTCCTGCTTTGTGAACTTGACAAAGTAGCCGTCCTTTACCTTAATCGCGGCGACATAGTAGCCTTTATAGTCTGAACCGTCTTTCTGTTTGATTATTTCAAGGAGCTCTTCCAAGGCCGATGAAGTCGATGAAGATTCAGAGCTTATCAGCCCAGCTTTGTAGGCTCGTTTAAACTCCTCTACATCAAACATCTCTGGTATGGCGGCGTTCTCGTTGCAGTACTTGTCAAAGGCGTTTTTTTCATCGTCGTTCATGGCCTTTATTGCCTGAATAACGGCAAAGGCTTCAGGATAAATGCAGGATTCTGAGTAATACTCATCCGGGAGGTACTCTTTATCCTGGAACATGAACTCTGGATCGTCTTCATCCTTGTGCAATTTCTCGCACGCTTCCAAGAACTCTTTTGAGTTTCTGTAATTCGCGAGTGGCATCCAACTGCCCGAAATGTCGCCGTTTGCATACTTGCGGTACGTGCCACAGTACACGGCGGCTTTTTGTATATCCAACATATCTTTGCCCGTCATGCCGGTAGCGCAGCGTTAAGTTAATTATTTCTTCAACGTTTCCAAGTAGTCGTCCTCAATGTTCCAGGAGTATTTATATTTCTTATCTCCGGACAACTCGCAACGCGTTGCAAAGGCTTTGAAGCCCTTTTTAACGTCTTTGGCTACCTTGCCAATTAACTCCACGTGCTCGCCACTGGCGCCGCCGCGCGGAGCGTTGTTGTAATGCTTGCAAGCGATACCCGCGCTTCCGAGGGCGTCAAATACCCCGTACGTTTCAACATATTTATTGCGCTTGTCACTGTAGCCCGTTTGGGTTATTCCACGCATGGCTATTTCTTCCAACATCCTATATACGCGCGTGTTCTTTTTCACGCCGTACTTTTTCGGATCCTTGAGGAGCTCGCGTAACTTGTCAAACTGTTTCATTTTTTTGTGATGTTAATTAATAATTGTTAATCGTGGGTGCAGCGGAGTCGAACCACTGCCAAGGCCTTTTACCTTTGCACCCTTTGGCGTTTTTACTCGTTTGTGAACCGCCGCCAGTGACGGCCTACATATATACCTGAAATGTAAGCTATTGCCATTGATAGTATAACCATACGTCTATTTGTTTTTTAGGCTTGCCACGCCGCGCAAAGGGCGTGGCAAGCGGTTTATTTTATTTGAAAATGTTTTCCAGAATCTCTTTTTCCGTCTTGTTGCGGACCGTGTAGAACGACTCCCACGCGCAATTTTTTGGGGAAACTGGGAAAACCTTGTGTAAGGCTTTGGTAATTTCATCGTTTGACACGTTGAAGGCGTTGGTAGCATCTTTAATTACTGTGTCGTACCACTTGAAGATGTGGTAACGAAAGAATGCGGGGTTCGCAAGGGCGGCATTTAACGCTATGATAGCCTCCGCTTGTGAGTTGTCCAACTCGTCAAGCATTAGGAGCCCGCCGTTCTTCATTGCTTTGTAAGCCGCCGTTTCCTCAAACTCCCCTTGCGCGTTCTTGTAGCCTGAGATGTCAAACTTTGTTACAAGTGTGTTTTGATAGTAAAACTCCAGATTCAGAGCCTTGGCGACTTGTGCGCAAATGGTGTTCTTGCCACTACCAGCGGGGCCGTATAAGTAGACGTTCTCCCCGCTTGTAACAAGGTTTAAGATGAACTCAAATTGAGGATCAAGCACATCCTCCGTTGTCGTCGTCGTGGTTTGCCCGTTGACCGTTACGGAGATTGTTGTACCCGTGCCTTGTTGCTTTGCCGCTTGGAGCTCCGCTTTAAGGCGTTCTATTTCAACGGCGGCCTCCGCCCTGCCTGCTTGCCTTTGCGCTTCAAAGAGCGGAGCCAAGGCGTTGGCAATGGCATCTCCGCCGCCCGTTGCAGCGGTTGCCGTTGCAGCAGGTGCATCCGTCGGAGGCGTGGTAGTCGCTTGTGTTGTCGTTGTCGTGGTGCCAATGTTGTTAACGTCAATCGTTAGCACCTTTTCATTTTCACCGTCCCCAACGGAGCGGGCAAACTGCAACGTGTCCGTGTCGTTCTGTAAGACTCTTACGCGTTGGCTGCTTGAGCCGTAACGCTTATGCCCTGGAACTCCATTGAACTCCGATCCCGCTTGCAAGTCGTTAACCCTGATGTAGTTTGCAATCTCGATTTCAAAGGCCGTGTAACCGTTTGTGCGTAATTTGCTTGATGATAACTTTTCCATGATGATTAATTTTTTAATGTTAGAGTTTGTACCGCCGACGGGAGCCGCCCCCGTCGTGTGTTGCTGCATATCAATATATTATTCAACACGTTGCCGCCCGTTTCCTACCATTGCAGTACTCCAAAGCATTAACGCCGGTTGTTTTAGTTTTATATTGATACGCTCAACCGCGGTATAACAAGCCTTTGCCCGTGCACGGCCTTTGCCGTGTGGTCCCTTTCACTGCCAACACTTACTACCATTGCGGCGGTAGTATCTTTGCCCCGGTTTAGGTGAGGGCAAACGTTCAAAAGCTTGTGTGTGTGTACATCTTACTTTTCATTGCCTGCGTTTATGTTATGTAATCATGTCAAAGAACGCCAATATATAGCGTTATTCTGTATATTCTTGGAATTTTCGGAATTTTCCACGCCCCAAATTTGGCGGCTTCGTGGAAAAGGCCTAACTTTGCACCGTTCCTTTGAGAACGTGCGAGGGCTTTGGCCTTTGCCCCGCCCCTGAATGGTTGCAGCCATTCAGGGGCTTTTTGTTTCCTATATCTTCAATATCTTAATGAACTCTGTAACCGTGGTTATGTCCTTGATTACGTTTGCAAAGGTAGTGGTTTTTTAGATACACACAAAATTTTTAGGTACTTTTTTTCGCAAAAAAGGCACTTTTCCTCGATTTTTCTTGCAAGTAAAAATATTTAACACGATTTTGCAATCTCTGAGTTTGCAAAACGAGGGGTTAAACGCGGCTTTCTCGCGCGCGTATATGTATATATAATATATATTTTAGTAGTATAGTATATATATTATAGTATATAGTATAGTATATATAGTATATTATATATATTGTTTATTATTATATATTATAGTTAGCTTATAGTTACTTTACTATTGTATTGTAGTTGTATTATAGTATATAGTAGTTATAGTTATATATAGCTTATTTTTGCGCGCTTTTTCGTACGTTTGCAATCAGGAGCACATTATCTCCTCTTATCTTGTTATCTTGCGCTTGGCGGCGTACCAGACGCGCTATTTGCGGATATACGACCGTTTTACACGTATATACACGCCCCGCGCCGTGTATTGTGGGCAAAGCTCACCATTTCATCCCCGTTACCCCGCCCCCCCCTTGTTCCAGACAGCCGCCTGCCACCTGCCTTCTCTTGAATTTTTTTATTTTTTATTTTTCTCATGGGTGCCTTATGTCTTGGTTTACGATGTCGATGATTCTACTTAATCGTTTTTCTTTTGGTGTTTTTCGCTTTCTTTGTTTCTTGTGAATATATTAAAAGTATCATTACATTTATGTAGAAGCACACAAAGGGGTTATTTTCGGCTTAAAATGCGTTTTAGGTATAATTTACCATCTTTGAAATTTTAGGCTCTTATTTTGCTTTTATTTGCCGATTTTCTGTCAGGTGGTAATTTTAGCATACAAATACAGTAATTTTGCATGAATATAACGGTAATATATCATTTGCGAAAAAAGGTATTTCGCAAATGCTTAATATAGCGTTTTGCAATTTTAGAGATTGCAATAATAGGAGTTAAAAAATATCAAGAAATTATCACGAATTGGTCAATATGCGAGATTTTGATTATCTTTGGGGCGTTGAAATCTGCCTTGCTGTCATGCAGGGCGGACATGAAATGTTTTTTAGCTACGACTTGGTTATGTCTGATAAGAAATTTTACATAAGGAGATACAGGCTTAGTGACGGCAAGGCACAAGACTTGGATGGCAAGGACTTGTCGTTGGAGGGTGACTTTGGGCACGTCTTTTACAAGTCGCTCACTGGCGTTAACTCCAGGGGTGAGCAAAAGGGCTTGTATGTGGAGACATATCCAGAGAGCGACAGCGCGAGGGTGTGGCTGTCATCGACGGCACGTGAAGCGCAGACGAAAAGCGTCCTTACCCTGTACGTGTTCGGGGAATCCCCTGACAAGACGTTAGCATCTTCCTCCTTGTCGGTAACTGACATGATAAGCAAGATGGAGGAAACGTGGCATAGTCTTTATGACAAGTTAGAATCCTGCTTTATCCTGTGGCATGACGACTACCGTCAGCGCAAGGCGTTGTATTACGTCAAGAGTGCCACGGAGCCTAAGAGTGACGTGATAAAGGGCTTCCCTTATCTTCAATGCGAGATAAGCTTGGAGAACGTGTTTGGCAAGACATTCCCAATGGACGATAAGACCATCGAGGCATGGCTTGATAATGGGGGAAATTAAAAAAACACGGATGATGGAGCAAACAAAAGGGGAACATGGCTCGTCGCTGAAGCCTGTGGACTGGCGAGGCAAGCCTGGAGACTTGTTTAAGATTATCGGGGCAACGGGCCACTCCAAACAGCAGCGTGCCGAACATGATTATTACGCCACGGATCCGATGACGATAGTATCGTTGTTCTCTCAGGAGCAGTTTGCCGATAAGATATGGGAGCCAGCGTGTGGCGAAGGGCTTTTATCGAAGATGATGAGGTGGAAGTATGGGAAGGCCGTTAGGGAAAGCGATGTCGTTGACAGAATGGGGAATGAGGTTTTGGACTTCCTAAAGCTGGATAGTGCAAAACAGCACTGGGATGGAGACATAATAACCAATCCGCCGTATAAATACGCCAAGGAGTTCGTGGAAAAGGCATTGGATATTATCTACGATGGCCATAAGGTGGCGATGTTCTTGAGGCTCACGTTTCTCGAAGGACAGCAACGAAGGCAGCTTTTTACGAAAGCACCACCAAAGACAGTGTACGTTTTCAGCAAACGGCAGTTGTGTGCCAGGAACGGGGATTTTGATACTTACAAGGCAAATTCTTGTGTCTGTTACGCTTGGTTTGTTTGGGTGAAGGGGTTTCGTGGAGACCCGGTGATAAGATGGATATAAAACGAGAAACTTGACATGGATATTAAGGAAGAATCTCTTAGGAAAGCACTTGCGGCGGTGGGTTTAAGCAACCTCCCAAGACAATACAATGCCAGCTCGCAGGAGTTTTGGCTAAAAGCCATCGTCCTTGTACGTAAGCGCAACATGGAGGAAAGTTACTGCCTTTACGGCAGGAAGGCAAGCGGACTCATGGAACTTGTGCGTGATTTTGGCTCTGCAAGCGTTATATTCTCCGTGAAGAGCATTCACCCTTATCTGTATTTTGACGAGAGGCGTTTTATCCCAGAAGACAGGAGCATTGAGGATAAGAGGCTGTATCTACTCCATGAGCTTGACAAGGACGATAAGGATTGGTTCAATATCCCGACTATGGATGAGAAGCAACTTGACCAAGTGATATTCGAGCATGGCATATCAATGCAGTTGGAGAACCTTGATGAGGATATACGCCTAAACGACATTAATGAGGTTAGTGAGGAGGAGCAGAAGGCCATCACTGAGGAAGACGAGAAGAAATATCGCTCGGACTTATTCGCCATGATTAGGGAAGGCCGCTCACAGGAAGAGATAACATCTTTCAGGGAAGCTTTTGAGAGGCGCAAGGAAGCGCAAAAGGCAAGGGAGAAAGAGAAAAGGGAGATAGGCTTTGGCGATGGTGAAAACAGCTCTATAAGCGATGCCGACAGGCTTAGGCAGCAGATGGAATCCGAGGATGAAGCGAGGATAGAACAGGCAATGCCCCAAAAAAGCATCGAAGGCGAGTTTGACGCGCCAAAGATTGATTATGACAAGCTAAGAGCGGAAACGGAAGAATATCGCCAAGAGCAAATCAGGGCGTGTAAGCGTGCTTGGAAACGAGAGTATGACAAGAATCAAAGAGGCGAATCATCAAGCGACAGCAGCTTTGAGAACGAGGCTGGTGAAATAGAGGATGTCGAGACATTGCAACTCCCCGAAAAGAGCCAACATCATTCCGTCCCTACTGTTGTCACTGGAACGGCGAAGAAACGTGGCAGACCGAGGAAGACAACTAATAATGGGGTAACAGCCAAGCGTAAGCCTACGGTCAAGAAAAAGCGGGCAACAAGGGCTAAGAAAGCATGATAAGACATTATCGCAATAAGATACCGCCATTTAAGCCAGACCCCGAGCACTGGACGAGGAAGAGCGTCAACGGCTGGAAGGCAAAAGTTGCCTATGAGAGCGAGGATGAGGCTTGGGAGTTCCTAAAAACGCACCCAAAGTTGATTTTACAAGGCTTTACCGTCTACAGGTGCAGCGTCTGCAACAAGTACCATTGCGGACATAAGCATAAACTTAGATAGAGAATTTATGAGTAAGCAAGGATATTACAGATATAATGCCGTTATCTACCCAAGGAGGCTATGCGTGTATATTGGCCTTAGCGGCGAAGATGTAAACAAGTGCTTCGAGGGCATTAATGGCGAGGAGCTGAATTTCGATTTCAATGGCTATGACGGCATGGAGTTCGGCGAGATAAAAGAGAAGGCAACCGGCTTGATCTGCATCTTGGTAGTCTTCCCCAATAAGCGAGCGATGACGATGAGCGTATGTTGCCACGAGGCTTCACACGCCTGCGATGACATAGAGAAGGCAATCGACATGGAGCATGGAGGAGAGGCAAGTGCCTATCTACTCGGTTGGTTAGCATCTTGCATTAACAAGGCTCGTTTGGGTATTGGTGAATTTATTGAAATTAAAGATAAGGAGAAATAGCTTATGATAGAAGAAAAAGACATTAAGGTTGGGTTTGAATTTCGGCTTTTTCAAACGGAAGAAGGGAGCACTGTCCGTTTAGGGGAATATGCTGATTACAGAATCATAAAAATCAACAAAGTTAATGGTTTCTGTGTATGCAAGCGTTTAGGTAACGAGATAGAGGAGTGTTGCTTGAGAGTTGAGTGTATTTTGAAGTATGCGGAAAAGCTCCCAATGACACATGATGAGCAAAAGGCAGAGCAGGTAAATCACCCGATTCATTACTCTTGGTTGAAAGACTTGTGCGGTGTTGAGCCTATCGACATCTGCCGCCACTTCGATTTCGCTATTGGTAATGCGTTAAAATATTTAATGCGGAAAGGCAAGGCCGACGGCGACAAGACCGAGAAAGAAAAGCGCGTGGAGGATTTGCGTAAAGCTGTCTTCTATATACAGGACGAAATAAAGAAGCTGCAAACAGTTTAAAACAACATAATTATGGCAAGGATAGCAAATAAGAAGACAGTTGATAACAACGCGGGGCTGTTGAATGTCATTGATATTGACAAGAAGAAAGTCGAGAGTGTTACTGATTTCGGCACGTTTGCCGTTGTGCTCCTTAAAGATGGGGCTATATATCATAACCATATAGGCTTGGAAGTGCGCTGCAAGCGTTGGGTCAAGGATGTTCTTAACAGTAACGTTAAGGATGGTGTGCTGTATGCCTGGCTTTCGGATTTGGTAAGCATGAAGAACGCCACAGATGGGCACGAGGAAGAGATTTACCCTGGTACTGACCAGACACGAGCGCAAATGTTGGAGTATATCAAGTTCTTGACTATAGCCAACGTTGAATATCCGATAACGGCATTCGCCGATATGGATACGGCTGTTGATTTCTCGCTTAAACGATGGCATAGGCTTGTGGAGCTTGTGGAGAAGTTAGATAAGGCGTCAAAGCAGGAGGTGAAAGAAGAGACCTCGGAAGACCTTAAAAAGGACTTTGAGCATGGCCAGAACGTCATTATCAGCGAAAAGGTCGCAAAAGCCCTATCTGAACAGGACGAAACAAACAATGATGACAATGGAAAATGATGAACATTGGCAAGAAAGCGGCAGAAGCCTTGTCAATTGGTACGTCAAGATGGTCTTTGGCTGGTTTCGGGATTACCGCATAGTCAAGATGGCTGACGCGCAAGGGAACAAGCGTGTCGGGATCTTCATACCGTTTATCCAGAATGGCATAAGATGGGATGGCGTTAAGACGAAAAACCCAGTTCAATATCTGAAACCGATACGTCATGCAGGTAACGGGGAACGGCTTTACCGTCTTGTGCCATTCATCAGCAACGCTTATCGGGAGCGCATGATAGAGGAGGGCGTTATCTGCCCCGATGATAAGTATCCATGTGATACCGCAGGCTTGATTTGCCGTGATACGAGCAGTATGTGAAATCATAGATGCGTGATATATATGAATAGCAATAGTATAATGCAGAACGTGGAAGACCTTGTTTGCCGTCGCGTAAATGGCTTAATGTCGGAGAGATGCAAGAATGGCAAAGGCGTTACTTCGGATAATGTTTACGAAGGTAAGAAAAACATACCTTTTATTCGCATAGTCGCCCGTAGCTTCATCTTTGACTTGCTTCACAACAGGTTTGGGTTCTCTTATTCAGTCATATCACAGCGAAGTGGCATGAATGTAACGTCCGTTATGCGTAACGTGAGGAAATGTCACGAGCTTGTAGAACGTGATAAGTCTTACCAAAAGATTTCAGAGGAGATAGATGGGGAGCTATTGAAGATGTAGCTCTTCATAAAAAATATGTTTGGTAGCGACAATCATGTCGGGAGCAATAATTACTAATTTAAAAATAAGCGAGTTAAGCAATGAGAAGCCGAATACTTAACAAGTATAGGAATGAGCTCGGGCGTAAATATCGCAAGATGTACGGGGGAGGGTGAGAAACGAGTGGTGTAACAGAAGCGCCATGAAGTCATATCTATAGAATAGATACGGGACGAAAATGATAAGAAAAGAAAGTAGGTTAAGCCACATTTGCAGCAATATAACTGCTCCAAGAAGAAAAGCGAGAGAGCATTACTTGCGACTTGCTATAAAGGCGCGGCATCAAATGGAATGCAGTGTGTATAGAATTGCGTGCGGTTAGCACTTGACTGACCGCACGTAAAACCATATCTATTAATCCATAAACACCTTTATGCCGCTTCTGCCAAGCCTGTGGCCACTCTTCACACAACTGGAAAGAGTATCACGTATCTCGGTGAGCACGGTCGTTTGAAGCCTTAGCTCCACAAGCATAGGCGAGTTATTGCCGTCTTGTGACACGTTGGCCATGGATACGTTAAGCCGTTCTATTAGTGTGTCACGTATTATCCTTACGTCCGCTTGCTGCGTGGCGAGGTAATATCTCATAGAGTTAATAATACTCTCCAAAGCTTGCGCCGTGCTTTCCGTCACGGACTGTATCCCCTGCTGTAGATTGGAAAGCGTAGAGGAGCTGTTTTTACCCTTATAATCAAGTGCGCTCATAAGGGATGATAGTGTCTCATCCAGTTCTTTCATGGTTTCCCCTCCAAGCTCCTTGATTTTGGCGAGTTCGTTTTTCGTGAGCTCAAGGCCATTATTACCACCTTCACTGCCTTCTGATACCGACTTGTCAATCTCTTTTAACAAAGGCTCTATCAGCTTTCCGACAACTCTTTGCGTGCCTTGTTTGGTGACAAGGTTCTTGATATAATCGTCAAACTTGTCATTTAGCGCATCGAGAGCATCACTGCCCTCGTTAAAAGCATCCGCCCACGCCTCGGAGAAAGCTTCAGCCGCAGATTTGTAGTTGGATTCCGAACCAAAGCCTCCGAGAGCTTCCGTCATATTCTCGCCAAGCTCCTTTATCGTTGTGCTGAGGTCGTCGATTTTCTGTTGGTAGCTTAAAATCTTGCTATCGTCTGATTTCTTTCGGCTCATCTCCGCGCTAATCATGGCCTTGTATGCCGCTTGCTCCTTTTTAAGCGTCTCAACGGATTCTTGGTTGTATTTATACAATCGCTCCGTATCAAAGGCGTTGTCCATGGACTGCTTCAGCTTGTTGTAAGCCGCTTCCAACCGTGTGACTGTTCTCTCTTGACGTTCTATCTCCCTGTTGATGCGGTTCTCGTTGCTAAATATGCTTGCTATACCGCTTATGATGCCAGTAGCTCCGGAAATCATGCCTGCAATATCTTTTTTCTTATAGGCTTTTACAGCTGTTATGCCGCCTTCCAACGCGGAGAACGCGCCACTTATGGTTTGTGAGGATTCCCCGAAGGAAGAAGATAGGCTATCGAAAGCGGAATGTAAGGATGAAACTATGGAAGAGATATTATCAAGAGACTTCTCGAACTTAGACTTAGCCTGTTCCTCTGATGTCATTACCGAGCCAAGTTTCGCTATCTGCCGGTCGGTCAGCCCAAGCTGATCCTTCAAGGAATCTCTTAGGCCTCTTGCTATCGAGAGTCTGAACTTTGTCTTGCTCGCCAAGTCGCTTTCCGCGCCTTCCGCCTTGACAGTGCTTTCATATTCTTGCCTTATGAGTTTAACCTCCTTGTTCCGGGTTTCTAATTGCCCTTTAAGGTCGCTACGCTGGGTATTAAGTCTTACGTATTCATCGACACCACCAAGGCTTTTCAGCTCTTTGCTTGCTTTACCCATCTCCTTCATGCTGCTTGCGAGAGCTTTAAAGGGATTCCGTGAGTTGCGAACGTTGTTGACCTTGTTAATCTGCTCGGCAATGGCTTTGAGCTGTGCAGGGTCGAGGTCTTTTAAGTTATCTCGCATCTCTTGCAGTTTCTCCGCCATGGCATTAAGAGCCTTTGTCGAAACTTGGTCGAGGTTATCAAACAGGCGGACGTACATATCACTGTTTTGAAAGTCCTTCCACTTGTTTTCATCTGACTTCTTCTTATACTGCGCATCCAAATTGCCTTGCAGCTCATTTTTAAGGTCGGGGTTCTTCGCTATTTCGGCATTGTCTTGTAATTTCTTGCGCTCTTCCAGATACCACGCGTCTAATTGGAGTTGGTCGGATAACTGGGTCTTGTAAGCCTTGATAAGCTCCTGCGCCACACTTATCTGTTCTTGATAAACCTGTTTGTTGAGCTTCTGCGTATTGCTAAGATAGCTCTTCGCAACCTCGCTATCGGGGTCGAACATTGTTTTAATGGTCTTCCCCGTGTTGGCAATGTCGGAGTTGTATTGCTTGATCACGCTCTCACTCCACTTATTGAAGTCATTACCGTATTTCGCTTGATATGCCTTGAAGATATACTTGTTAAACTCATCGTCTATCTTGTCTTGCAGCTCATCAAAAGAAGTGGTAATGTCCCCGAACATATCCTTGATGCCCGTGTCGGAGAGTCCTGTGCTTTTCAGCTTCTTGTACAGGTCAAGACCACTGAAAGCCTCGTCTATGTTTCGTGAGATGTCATCCTTTAAGTGGTTATAGTCTTTCTCGGATACCTTTAAGTCCAGATCGGCAGACAGGCGGAAGGCATTGCCTCGCTTTGTCAGCTCCTTGTATTGTGCGCCAAGCTCACGGATGCGCTTTGCCACAGACTTGTCATCGGGAAGAATGTCATTCACATTCCATCCTACATTTTGCGCCGCCTCCTTGAAATACTTTCGAGAACTTGATAATGCCGCCTCCTTGGATTCAGTCTTAATCAACTCGTCGTATTTGGAGTTCATGTCCTTTAAGAGCGATATGCGCTCTTGCAAGATGTCGCGCTGCTCCTTTGCCTCTTCCTTGGCAGCTTTCGCATTCTCTTTGGCGAATGGGTCTGCACCGCCAGCAAGAGAGACGTCCGAGAGAGTTCGCTTTAACTGGTCTCGGAGGAATGCTAATGCAACGCCTTTCTTAAAATACGTGCTATTCCCGATGAGATTCCCTCTCCATTCCGTTCCTGCCTTTATGCCAAGCGAAGAGGCATGGTAGCCACTAATCTTACTCCTCTCGATTTGGTCAATCAGTGCTTTCAAGTCAGTGGCCGAGCTTTGCATATTTTTTACTTGCTGCAATGCGTCTTTGGGATTTACCACGCCGATGCTTATCTTTATCTTGCGCTTATCCGCCTCGGCTTGTAGATCGTCCATAAAGGTGTAGACCTTCTGCCGCGCATTATTTAAGCTATTACTGTCTGCGTCCACCTTGAAATGATAGGTTTGAGATGCAATTTGCAAAAGCAGCTTCCTCTGTAAATCTCCAAGATTATTTTGTGTCGCTACGTTGTCGAAGATTACCTTCACCTCCGCAGGCTTTAACTTGCGTAGCTGTGCGCCATAGATGTCGTTAATATAGTTGAACAAATCTGTCAGATGGTCCTTTGCTGTATTTTTAGCCGTGTTAAAAGAGCCTGTTATGGCATTATTGAGGCTATCCCACGGTTTATACAACAGATCTTGCATCTGCTTTATGCTCTCTTTTCCATGGTCGTAGTTGGCTATTTGCCGCATGACCTTATTGACACGTTGCAAGTATTCGACATCAAGCTCGCCGTTCTTAGGACCATCTTTAATGCTGTCATACGCTTTCTTGGATCTGTCACTCAGCTTGTCATATCCCTCTCCTAAAGCATCTATTGCTATCTGTGTTTTTGAAGAGAACACTCTAACGTCGTTTGCTGCGTCTTCGAGGTCTTTCATGTTTTGCGTGAAGCCGTCTGGGAGTAGCCCGAATAACCCGTTGTGGAAGAAAGAGTTGTCACTGCCATTGATGTATTGTTTCGCTTCCGCCGCGGAGTCGATAAAAGCGTTCAGCTTATCCTTCGCTTCCCTGATAGCCTCATCAACGTTATTTAAATTAACCTTGCCGATTTCTATTGGAACAGAAAGCTTGCGCTTGCTTAACTCAGTGTAAAGCTCAGCCAGCGTAGACTTGGCACTGGTGAGGAAGTTGTCTGCTTCATCAGTTTTTATATATAACTTGCCATCTTTGCCAACTTGTGTCTTCACGTCTAAAAGCCTCGTGTATTCAGCCACAAGTTGCCCGACTTTCGCCTTCTCCTTAATGGTGTCTTCAATGATTTGCCGTTGTGCGTCCTTATAGTCTTGATAACAAGATATTGCGCTCGTTACCGCATTGGCAATAGCCATGAAAGCCATTACTGGGAGATTGCCTATGATGGCATCTTTCATCATTATGCCAGCCGACTTTGCCGCCGAGCCGAGGGTCTTCAACGAGTTTGCGAGAATGCCCAATGCGCCCTTGCCCTTTATTGAATAAGCCGTGAAGCCCGTGTTTGTCCACATGGTTTTGAGGCTCACGCCAGTCTTGTTAGCTTGTAGCATTATTAACGCGAGTACAGAGATAATAGCTTTACCAGCATTGGCTATCGCCTCCCAGTGGTTCAGCAATGTTGTGCCTAAACTAATCGTGATCTTCATTGCCCTCTCATTGGACTTGCCGATGTCGTTGAGCATTACATCGAAAGCGTCTTTCAGGTTAGAGACCTTACCTTGCAGAGTCTCAGCCTGCACCTCCTGCATATTATAGAACGTACCGCCTTTATCCGTCATTCTCTGGAAAACGGCCTCAACATCCTCGAAGGTGACTTGCCGCTTGGAAATCATATCCACGATTTGCGCCGTGGTGTAAGCCTCGCCCTTTACCTCCTTGAAATACTCTTGCAACTCTCCGTACATATTGATACCAGCCTCCGTGAACTGACGAACCTCAGAACCACGAAGGTATGCGGCTGCCTTGACCTGTCCGTAAGCGAGGATAAGTCTACCCATGTCAACGCCAAGACCTGCGGAAACATCCGCAAGTCGCTTGGTCGTGTCGTAGAGTTTATCAGACTCAATGCGATATGCTGAGAGCTGTCTTGTGTAATCCACCAAGTCCTTGATACGGAACGGTGACTTTACCGCCAGCTCCACCGTCTTGTTGAAAATCTCGTCTGCCTTTGGCTTGTCTTGCAGGATAGCCTCCAGGGAACGTTGGGAAATCTCGAATTGTCCTCTTACGCTTACAATTTGGTCAGCAAAGTTCTTTAGGGTGTCAACCGAGAACGCGAAAGCCATGCGCTGCGCCCAACGAGAAAGATAACCAGCCATGTAAGATGTTTGCTGTTGCAAATCTTTCGTCTGCGCACTTGCTTCTTTTAGCTTTTGCGTGTGCCTACTTATCGCCTCATTAAGCGTATTGAGTTTCTGCTTGTAGTCGGCATCCGCCGTGGAGAGACTCATCTTCGCCGCTTTGAGATATTCAATAGCGCGTACTTGTCGATTAAGCGTATTTGCTGTAGCAGAGAAATCTAATGCGCCTTGATAAGTTGTATTGGACTTATAGTTCTTATTTTGATAGTCTTTTGCCCTATCTGCATAAAGTTTCCTCTGCTTGTTGTTGTATGATTGCTCTGCACTAACCATTCTGTCAAGAGTCTTCTGAAAAGAAACGGCTCTTTCCTCGTCCATCTGTTGCTGGTATTTCAGCTCGTCTTCCAAGAGTTTCTTGCGCTTTACCAAACTTTCTTGCGCCTGTTTGTTCAGGTTTGCGTCGGGATCGCTAAGAGTTCTGTTCAATTCCCTTATCTGCTCTTTAAGTTCTGCTATATTGCTCCCGCTTGTGTTCTTGATAGATTCTTGCAGCCGCTTGAAGGCTAACACGGCTTGCATTATATTCCCAGAACCCGCGCCGCCTATCTGTGATAAGCTGTTAACGAGTTGTGAAATATCTTGCATAGCCGAGGATGCGCTCCCAGCCGCCGTCCCAAGGCCAGTGCTAATGCCGCTTAGCCCTGCATTGGCGTTTGATGCCGTAGTCCCAACCTGCGACAGCTTGGCGATAATTTGGTCAAGCACGCCCACGAGAGACTGCGCATTGCTTGCCATGCCACTAAACGCTTGGCTAACACTATTGGCAGCGTTAGTCGCTGTTACCTGTATGTCTTGCAGTTTCCTGTCTGCCTTGTCTATTGCGTCAAGCGCACTCTTTGGTATGGTGAGTGCCGCTCCTAATGCTGATTGTGCCATGTCTTTTAAATTATTGGTATCCCCAAGTCGTTGAGATTTTTCAACTCTTCTCCGCTATTTATCATCTTAGATTCTTTATGGTTTGCCATTTCGCCATTTTCGTTGTCCGAGATGTATTCAAGCCTCGTAAAATCCATGCTTGCGAGCCTGACCTGCGGAACGGTCATGCCCCATTTGTATTCCTCCTGCGAGCACCAAGTGTTTGCCCTAAGGAAATCTATCATCTGACCGTATTCTGTCCTTGAAGGGACAACTCGGCTGCTTGACGTTTCCTTGTCAGTGTATGGTTGCGGATGGTCTGAATCACATTGGTACTCGCGAAGAAAAAATCCACGTCAAGCAGATTCAGAATCTCCACGAGCAGTGTTGCCCAATCTCTTATGTCATAATCCCCCCAAAGAAGTTGGTCGTAGACCTGTTGGTATTCATCGGAATAGATACGCTCCTTGTCGTTTAGCAACGCCAGTGTTATCACCCTCGCCACGGATGTGATATTAAGTGAGAACTCTTTTATGACATCGCCCATCGACATCTTCTCGTGCTTGATCATTTTGCAGGCTTCCTCAGCTATGAGCCACTGCGTGCCTGGTTTTAGGGCTTTGACTTCCCATTCCGTGCCTTGTAGCTTGATAATTGTCGGTGAGTCGTTCATAATCTTCGCCAACCTCGCCATGGCCTCATCAGACAGTGGAGAATTTGGCGTAACGACGCTGCTTGCGCTGCCAGCATCTTTGTCCGTGCCTTGCTCCGGCAACTTCCGCATGCTACTCTTTGACTTGATTACTCTTGTCATTTATTGTCTTTTTTAAGTATTATATTTTACTTTAACTGCTTGATAGCCTCCACGATACCCTTGTAGTCTCTCGCTATCGCCTTTAACTTTTGGAATGACATGGATATGACCTTATACTTCCTATGCAATCCCGCAGAACCTTTCTCCAACACGTGGGCGTATGGCATGGAGGCCGCAATAGCCAAGTCAACCACGCCCGAAGGTTTAAACTCCCCACCCAAGTATTCGGTGATAGCTTGCCTTCCCTTGATTTTCTCGCCATACCATGACTTCGCTACTTTCGCAGATGGCGTTGGGTGAAGAAAACCAATCTTTAACAACTTGCCTTCTGCATAGATGCCGTAGCCGTAGGAGTCATAAAGGTTCATGGTTCTATGTTGATAGTCTATCTCATTGATGCATTCTCTCAGGATTCTCTCCGCATCTTTTTCAAGAGCTTCGACTATAATGTCTATGGCCATTTGCCTAAGTGTCTTATCTGCCATACTATTTAAGGCTTGTGGAGAAACACATAGAGGGCGGACGGCATATAAATCGCCGCCGCCCTCTTAGCTCTTCTTGTTGTTATATTGTCTATGTCTACTATCTCTATGCTCTACACGAAGCTACTTGCCAGTGACTGGCAAGGTATAGTCGCTGTCAATATAGAACGGAGTTTTTGCAGGCTTGCCGTTTATGTTCACATCCGCCAACTGCGCCGTTCCAGCCAATGCGACCTTCGCCAAGTTGGTGTTGAGCGATTCAATCGTGGTCTTGGAGTTGAGTTGCAGCTTTGGCAGGATAAGAGCCACGTTCTTCCCGCCACTCTCAAACACCACCGCCACCTCGGCATACAGGTTCTGATAGCCAGAAGGGGCGTAAACCTTGTTATCACTTGTGCCCTTGGTGAATCCGCACAAGGCGACAAGCACGTCCGCCTGTGTGTCCGCCACCTCCGCCTCGAACTGGTACTTGCCAGTTGTTACGATGGACATGATAGGCGTGTCAGAGGTCTCGCGCTCTACGTCGGTAGTGCTATTGTCGTCCTGTGAGACCTTAGTAGTATCGCGCACGACATCATCCAAGTCGTAGTAGTCGTCGCCTGGTGCACCTTCGGCCGTGTAAGGGCGCACGATGATGTGCGTAGGCTTGGACAACTTGATTGCAGAAGCACCTGTTGAATGAACTGTTGCTGTCATAATCTTATAGTTTTAAATTGTTATCCTGTGATAAATTGTTGTATTATTTGGCGACAACCGAGATGGAAACGAGGACGTAATGGAATTGCCGTTCCGTGTCATATCCGCTATCCCTGTACAGCTCCGAGATGACGAAGTTGTCATCACAAGATTCTCTTACCATCTTGTCGAGTGCAGCCTCCATCTTGTCGAGACGCTTAACATTCTTCCTTAGAGGTGTGCCTTTTGGCCTGGCGTACAGGTAGACATTGACATATCCGGAAGAGAAAGCAATATAATCCGTCTGTTGTCCAACATCCACATTCACGAAATCCTCCCAATCCTTGCCTGTCGTTGGCGGTAGTTCGCCGACAAAGACGTTATCGGAAACCTTTGCCTTTGTCAAGGCCATTGAAAAGAAGTTCTCGATACGTGATAATCGTCTATTTTCCCTGTCCATTTCAGAAGTTTGTTATCTAAATGTCGGAACCTTTTATGTAGACCTGACAACCGTGCATTTGAGTTGGATAGACACCTATGACCATGCCATCAACCGCCATGCCGAACATTGCCCCTCTGAACCTGATGCCTGGCTCTAAACCAGTTGGGATGCCCTCTTCGCCCTCTTCCGTCGTAGGCATTGGGAAATATACGGTATATCCCATAGTAATAACACCAGAGCTAAACAGCTTGTCTGTCTTTTGAATGTCGCATACGGTATGCAGTATGACCGTATCGGGCTTGTCGCTCTCATTAAGCAAGTCTCCGTCATCAGGTATGCTATCCTCCCTGCGATAAAACTCGCCCTCATAGGGATATTCCTTTAAGGCATTTCGGTCGGTGTACATATCTCTTTCCTCTTGGATTAATCCATCTCGTTAACCCATCTTACCTCCCCAGAAGCGGAGTTCAATGCTTGTACCTTATCGTCTTCGCCATATTTGCCATAGAGCCGTTTGAGCTCGGCTTTTATGCTCTGTAATGCCGCTGCGGTTATGGTCTGCGAGCCCACCGTAAGGGTGTATGAACCGTGCTGATTTGTCACGGAGGCAGTTTGGTAGACCCCGAAGACAATCTTCTCATAGAGCATCATCTTGCAGCGGTCTTTCTGTTCCTCGGTAAGGTCGAGATACTGGGTAACGTCAGCCACTCCGCACTCTAATGCCACGTGCATAAGCGCGGACTTGTCAAACACGAAATTCGTGATACCGCTTAGATAATCCAGTATGTCAAACTTTGTATCCGTCATGGCAGAGATAAGATGAGTTAATGGTTATCGTAACATTGCGAGCTAATGCCGTCACGCCACCGCTCCGTCACCAGCCACCTCCGTGTGGATAATCTCGTGGTTGGTGAATGAGATAAGGGCAGGGATTGCCGACATCATCACGTCAGTATGCCACTCTTTCAGCCTACCGTTGTCGGTGGTGGTATTCATGGCAGTGACCAAGCCGTTAAGCATAGTCGCGAAAGTGGTGTCGATAGTGCTTGCGCCGTAGCCGTTGCTGAACACCTCACGCTCCAAGACATCGACATACTTGAACTCCACTGTATCTCCAGCAGGGCGAAGAACCACGCGGTTGTCGGCCCATCCCTGTACAAACGTGTCGGTAGTGCGAGTCTTGTTGCGCTCCTTCTCCGTGACAATCTCTATTGGCGAGATACCTTGGATGTCGGTAAACGAGTTCAAGAACTGCTCGTTTGTGATAGGCATGCCCTCGACATAGGCGATATAGTTAGCCTTACACCAAGTGACGTACAGGTCACGCACCTCTTGATTCTGCAAGAAGACATCATTGTACATCTTCTTGGTCATCTTCCATGTCAGAGCACCGTTGTAGCCTCCTCGCTTATCACGGTAAGCATCCTCTAACTTGCGCATCTGTGTAAGAATCTTACAATCGGCGTCAGTCCAAGCCTTAGTTCCTGCCTTTTGGAAGTTATCCTTAGGGATGCGAGCGTCGTAGAGCTTGGCGTAAACACCAGCACCGAGACCTGTGTAATCAATCTTGCCCTTTGTTTCGAGCTGCGCGGTCACATTGTTCAGTGTTGCCTTTGCGGAACGAAGGCCAACGGCGAGGTAGTCGCGTACCCAGTTTGCTATGATGCGGTCAGCATTGCCCAGTTGAGCAAATATCTTCTGCTTATAGATGCGTTGAGCCGCCGTCTCTACGAAACCACGTCCGATGAAGTCCGGAATTGAAGCCGTGTACTCGTCCTCACCGTTGTTGTCCATCTGATGCGAATCTCCCAATGGCGCACGCAAGTCCATGACCGGAGCAGCCTCCAGTTTGGAAGATGTCATGCGGAAAGTGGCGGAGCCATCATCGGCGACAGGCGTCGGCGCATCGGCGATATGGCCCTGCGTCAGGGCCCATCCATCGTTGGTGTTAAGGAGATCCGAGTTATCAACGAGGGACTGGAATAGCTCACTGCCGCCGTCATTCGAGCGGAACAATGCAGCCCAATCAGAGTTGTTAATATCAAATCTTTGCATATCCTGAAAACTTTAATTTGTTATTTAAAATGAGCCGTGTTATCCTGATGTAAAGCCTTTAGTTGAACCAGAACCAAGACTTTACACGGCTCTTGTTGAGAGCGAGAACTGCTGGAGGCAATGCGCCGATAGCCACAAGGTCAATCACTGTGTCCTCTTGTGCGAGTGCAGGGGTGAACATATACTGCAAGTCGTCCAATCCCTCCATGTTTGCATCGTACAAGAAATCCATATCCTTGTCGGCATAGGCATTAGGGTTTGTAACCATTGGAAGAACAGTTGCACCTGCTGATGCTGCCTCTACAAAGACATCACCCTTGTGCTGCTCTGTGCCAAGAGTCTTGGATACTGTTACAAGCCAAATATCAGCTTTACCTTCAGTGGATTTCTCTACCTTAGTGATAGTAACACCGAGAGCCTTTGTAACAAAGTCCTTCTGTCCTACCATGATGTTGTCGCCTACGAAAGGAATGTGATGATAACCGTCACGCACAAACTTGTAGGTTGTGTCTGTTGCGGTAGCTCCATTCGCTAACTCGTAGAACTTCAAAATCTTCACCTCCGCGCCCGTGTTCTCGTCTTGGTTTGGGGTGTACTCGCACAAGTCACCAGCGTAAATCTTCGCGCGTCCCTTGAAGGGGTTTTTCAAGACACCGCCTGTGGTGGGGTAGCATAGAGCGTCCTTGTTGCCCTTTACAAGCTTCACGAAGACATTTTTATGACCTCCAATGGAGCCATGTGCCTGAATGAGGGTACGGCCGGTAAAAACCGCGCCTCCAATAGCCTGTCTTTGATAAAAGTTGTCCATAATTTTCAATGTTTATTAAACTTTGAGTTCAATTTAGCGAGCCATGGCGCGTTAAGTCTCATGAGTTGAGAATCTTGTTGACTCCTTCCCATCTCTTCTTTGCGTCTGCGTTGCCGCCAGAGCCAGTTCCTGCGCTTCCAGGGGTGCCGCCAGCCTTAGCGTGAGCGAGATTGTAGAAGTCCAACGCGTCCGTAGCTTCCTTATCAACATCCGTGTCCTTGGTGATGGCAATCTTGTTCATGTACTTCTCGGTCCACTTGTTATCCCGAATGCCTTTCTCCTTGAACTTTGACAAGAGCTCGTCGCGCTTCTGTGAGACAAGCCTTGCGGCCTCATGCTCCGCATCCTTCTCCTCTAAAACCCTAACTTTTTCCATTAGTGCCTTAACCTCGGGTGAAAGGCCTTCCTTGTCTTTTTGAAGAACAGGCCCTTCTGGCTTCTGCGGTTTTAGCTCAGGGTGCTCTTCGCGCCATTTCTTGATGAAGTCGGCGTTATCCTTCTCGTAATTGCCATTAAGCGATACATACTGCGGTAGGATTTTCCCAACCAAATCATCAAGTTCTGTCTCTTCGTTAACCAAAAGGTCATAGTGGGAATCACTTAAACTTTTGATTGTCTTCTCACTGATGGAAAGGTGTTTCCCATTCTCCGTGAGCTTACCTTTTAGGGCATCTAAAAGTTGCTGTTTTGTAAACTTCATGTCAAATAAGATATTGTTTTGCAAACGCAAAGTTAATCTATTAACTTATTTATATAAAATATTTTACATGGCATAAAGGACATATGTCAAATATACATATTGTAAATATGTTTCAAATGCGTATTCTTAGGTATCTTTGCATCGGATTCAGAGCATGGAAAACGAGAAAGACATAATCATAAGCCCACAAGAAGGATTCCAGCAGTCCTTTGCAAGCAGTAATGTTGATGTGGTTTTCGGAGGAGGAAATTTGGGAGGCGGGAAGCAGCAGCCTTTATCCTCTAAGATACTTACGCCAACAGGATGGCAAACTATGGGCGATATGAAAGTGGGTTCAAAGGTGATAACTCCTTTTGATGGAGTTGCCACCGTGACTGCCGTATTTCCACAAGGAATAAAAGATGTGTATGAAATAAAAACTCTTGATGGGAGAAAATGCGAGTGTGGTCTTGAACATTTATGGACTGTACGAACACCAAAGCAAGTACATAAATATCGTGCTCATAACAAGAAATGGGGATGGACTATGACTTTGCAGACAAAAGACCTGATAGAAGGTCTTGCTGAAGGGGAAAAATATTTCATTCCGAACAATAGAGCTATTGAGTTTGGCGAAAAAGACCTTCCTATTTATCCTTACGTTCTTGGCGTAATGCTTGGCGATGGTTGTCTCACAAGTTGGAGAGGCGAAAAAGGCTTCAAAATATCCAATACAGAATGGGATATTATAAATAAGGTAGCAGAATTGACGGAAACGACAAGGGTTTACGAACAGCCAGGTTGCTTTACAAAACTGTTCTATACACCACACTATAAAGAATACAAAGATTATCTCGATAGTGTTGGCTTGTTGGGGTATTCTTATAACAAGTTTATTCCACAAGAGTATCTGCATTCAAGTATCGAACAAAGAAAGCAGTTACTTGCAGGTTTATTTGATACTGACGGAAATGTAGAACCATACGACAATAGTTATAGCTTTAGCACAACAAGTGAAAAGCTAAAAGATACTTTTATAGAACTATGCCGCAGTCTTGGGTACTCTTGTTCTGTGAGCGTAGATAAACGGGAGTGGAAATACACAAAAGGTATTGCTTACGATATTGTAATACGTACCGATGATATTATCTTCACAAGCGAGAAGCATAAGGCAAGATACAATAATGAGCGAAACAAAACAAGGAAATACGCTCGTAGTAACGACCATTCTCGTATAATCTCAATCAAGAAGGTCAGAAGAGAGGAAAGCCAATGTATCTTGGTGGATGATGATAAGCATTTGTATATTACTGATGATTATATCACTACCCACAATTCCTATGGTCTTGTGCTTGCGATGGCTGAGCCGTTGATGACCGACCCCGATTTTCGTGCTATGATTTCTCGTCGCTCCCTTGGCAACCAAAAGGCGGGTGGCGGTTTTGTCGAGAAGTTCAAGCAGATATTCGGTGCTGATTACATCAAGATAAAAGAGAGCGACTCCCCTCGCGTATCATTCCCCAATGGCACGTTTGTAGATTTGACCTACCTTGATGATTCTAACATGGACAAGCTTAGGGAGCGCGCGAAAGGCTGGGAGTATGACTTGATAGCCATTGATGAGCTTACGGAGATGTCGTGGGAGGCGTTTTCTTACATCTGCACTCGTAACCGAGGCCAAAGCAAGACATTCACAGGCAAGTTCTTCGCTACGCTAAACCCCAAACGCAGCCACTGGACGAGGATATTCCTCGATTGGTACATCGGGGCAGACGGTTTTATCCGCCCAGACCGCAACGGTGTAGTGAGATATTTCTATTGCGCCGGTTCTTCCGTTAAGGACGTGGTTTGGGGCAACACGAAAAAGGAAGTCTACGAGAAATGCAAGATAGACATTGATGCGAAACTGAAAGCCATTGGCGGAGGTTTTACCTATGATGCGATGATAAAGAGCTTTGTGTTCTATCAAGGCAAGATGGGCGACAACAAGAAGATGCTCTCCAATAACACCAAGTACGTTGGCTCAGTGGCTATGTCGGGCGGCAGGATGGCAAGGGCTCTGATGGAAGGCAACTTCAACGTTGACGCGGAGGAAGAGGAAAACCTCCCGATACCAAGTGAGGCCGCGCGTGATTGCTTCATCAAAGACCCAGCGGTGAATGGCGACAAGTGGATAACGATAGACTTGGCGGACTATGGTAAGGATAACACGATGATGCTGTCTTGGAACGGTTTTCACGTTGTCAGCAAGGAGATTATAATGCACGCCACACCGAGGATAAACGCCGAGAGAGCAAAAGCATTCGCCCGCAAGGAGGGCGTGGCAGAAGCGCATATCATATACGATGCGACGGCAGGCAGGTATTTCAACGACTATATACCCGATGCCATACCATACATCTCAGCCGCCAAGCCAATAGGCATATATTACCTTTCCGCCGTAACGTTAAAAGACCTTTGTTATTTGCGCTTGTGCTACATGATAAAGCGAGGGCAACTGACATTTGATGACAAGGTAGCGAGCTCGACATATACGCATCAAAACCTTAAATACAAGGTGACACTGCAAAACGAGTTCATGGAGGAATGCTCCGTGGTGCAGTTTGACATAATGCAAAGCGGGAAGAAGAAGCTAAGGAGCAAGAAGGAGATGAACCGCAACCTTGGGCATGGCCGTTCTATGGACTTGCTTGACCCTTGCGCCATGAGGATGTATCCTTGCTTTAATATAGAATACGGCAGTGAGTTGCAAGAAGGTTTTAAGCTTGCGGGCAACGACACTGATTTCAAGAGCAACCCTAACGCTCAAAGTATTTATGACGATACCCTTTGGTACTAAATGATGATAAGAGATGCTTAAAAAGGAAAACATTAAGACAATTCTTGATACTGTTCGGCAAGACTGGGAAAGGTGCAGCGAAAAAGACATTGCGTTTGCCATCTTATGCGATACTTTGGAGGACAAACCTCTTGCTTATCGTCTTGCTTACAGGAAATCCGACAAGAACGCAAGCGATTTTTACAACACCCCACGGTTTAAGAAGCTGCTTGGCGTGCTTGAACCTTTCGGTATTGGCTCTGTCAATAATACGAGCATAACCAAGGAGGAGAATAAGAATGAGCTCCTTAAAATGCTTGACAAGATACAAACAGCCTTGGACTACGGCGACTTGGAACCAAAGGACGCGTTGAAAATGCAAACCGACATCCGCGTAAAGCTGAATGACAAGTTTGAGATGGAGGAGTCGCAAAGCCAGAAGCGTATCATCGTGGTGCCATCAAAGCATGATATTGTCTGCCCTCATACTAACAGGGAATGCACATTTTGGCCAACGAGGAAGGCTTGTGTGAGGCACTTTGGCTTTACTGACACGCAAGAAGATAAGGATACAAGAAAAGAATAAACGGCATAGCATATCATGGGAAGGAAAAGACAAGACATAATAAACGACTATTTGGCGAATCCCCAAAAGCTTCTCTTGAAGAAGCCGTTTTTAAGGGGTACATCTTCGCTTGCCATAAAGGACAGCATGGATGGTAACATGGTGAAGACAAACGCCATGAGAGAAGCCGTATTGCCGAAAGTTTATAAAAACGTGGTGTCGCAAGAGAGGTTCGCAAGAGAGCTTGACCCTAACTGTCATAGCGTCATATTCGACGAGAACCTCCCTTCTATTTGCGTCAAGGAGAAGGACACTAACAACTACCTTGAAATAAAGTTCAAGAAGTTCGGCATCGCATTCCAGCGCAGGATAATGGAGAAGTCAACGCTATGCCTATGCGGTAATAAGAGGGCACACATCTTGCACGATTCCAACCCAAGTGAGGAACTGAAAAGAAACTTCGCAGATTTCAAGTGGCATTGGGAGGAAACCAATCAGGACGGCATAGAGACCCACGCTGTCTCCATACAGCAATCTTATGGCGATGTAGGCTTACTGGTTTACATGAATGAAAAGAACGAGGTAAAAACGCGCCTCTTCTCTTACGCTGATGGCTACCAGGTCATCTCGCACAGGGATGACAACGGTGAGCCCTTGATAGATTGCGTGTATTACCGCACGGAAGACGGTGTAAGGCACATAGACGCATACGATGACGTGAATCATTATCACTTCTCGAATAGTGTGCCTGCTGACACCGCAGCGGAATCCACGAGCACATGGCATTTGGATTTTACGGAAGAGCATGGCTTCACGGAGAGCCCGCTTGTCACCAAACGAGGAGATGTGCCATGGAATAACGTCCAAGACTTGATAGAGCTTTTCGAGATTATCTTTAACCTCTTTGCCGTCATTCAGAAGCGTCACGGTTGGGGGATACTGTATATCAAGGGCAAGTTTAATGAGACGGCAAAGAAAATCGCTGGATCTATCATCTTGAATGATACAAGCATAGACGGCAACGGCTCTGCCGAGTTCAAGACTCCCCCAACCCCACAGAATATGCTCGACTTCCTGCAAGCCATTCTTGACCAAATAGAGATAGGATGCGGCTGTACTTTCATATTGCCAAAGGACGTGAAGTCGAGCGGTGATATAAGCGGCTTGGCCATACAAATGACACGTTCCCTTGACATAGAACGCGCGGCAAACTCCGTGATTGAATGGCAAAACTTCGTATCGAAGCATTCAAGGCTTTTCAAGGAGGGCCTTGCCAAACAACTTGTCGCAAGTGGCGAGAATCCGAAAGCCATCACTGAGTTCGAGAAAATGAGGGTGAGTACATCTTTTAAGCCTTGGCAGCCTTTTGATGAATCGGCCTACAACCAAATGCTATGCACGTTGCATGGAAGTGGCCTTATCTCGACAAAGACGGGCGTTGAGAAGAATACCGTATCCACCCCCGATGAGGAGGTTAGGTTGCAGAATGAGAATGATGATAACAACGTGGTTGATAGTGTTATTAACGAAAACTAAGCCGTATGGAAGCAAAGAGAATGCTCATAAAAAGAGATGTTGACGGTAAGGCCCAGCCATTCCCAAATGGCGAAGTTCCTGCCATCATCGGAACGTTCACCTATACGGCGAAACGTATGGGAGGAGCACCGTCGATCACGGCAACTATATATTATCCAACGCCACTTGATAAGCAATGGACGCATGAGGAATACGTGGAGTTTCAAGGCGAAAGATACTATGCAACGTCTATACCGTCATCAAGCAAGGATAACCAGTCAGTGCTTTATAAGCATGACGTGACATTTACATCTCGCAGGGAAATTCTTGATAATACCCTGTTTTTTGACGCTGTGTCCAACAAGGATGAAGACACTAAGGGTGGGGATAAATACCGCACCAACCAAACCAGGTTTAGCTTTGGAGGTGACATCACGGAGTTTGTGTCGAGGATTAACTCCAGTATGAAATACTGTGACGTACCATATAGCGTAGTGATAGACGATGGTTATGCGACTACCGATGTCAAGGAAGTATCATTTGAAAATCAGTACCTGACAGAGGTGTTACAGCTTATCAACACGACATACCAGCTCGATTATTATTGGGTTGGGAACGTTTGTCATGTAGGCAAGCTGCAATACGACCTTACGGATAATCCTATTGAGTACGGGAGGAATGACGCCCTTGTATCGGTATCGAAAGAGAACAGCAATGCCAGGACAGTGGACATGATTACAGGCTATGGCTCTTCCGACAATATCCCTTATTATTACCCCAACGATGATGAGTTTGGCAAGGCGGATTACATCTCCGAAAACATCAATGAACCTATCGACATCTCGTTATCACAGCTTCAAAAAAACGCGAACATAGGTGCTGATTACGCTAAGAAATACACCCTTTACAAACGAGAGGGCGCATTAAAGGCTACTATAAACATAGACGGCTCTTTCTTCGGCACAATGCCATCATCTGAGTTGGTCGTGGCTGATGGCAAGGATTTCGCCCGAATAGCCGTGATCCCGATTGTGGCAAAGAAGGGCATGAAAATATACGAGCCAAAGATAACGGTGAGCCACCACACTCATAAAAGCGGCGTAAGCATCAAGTCTGACGTGTTTTCCTTTTACATGGACAATGACACGGAAGGCAAGTATAATGGCAGTTATACCTTTACTAATGACCGCTACGCCGCTTTGGTGATTTGGGAGGATATAACCATAAAATCAACGATTGGAGATGTTGCGGTTGATAAAAGCATCTCATATAATTATATTGGCAGCGTCGAAATAGAATACGAGAACCAAAGCAAGGCGTTCTGGTTGTTTGACGGCGGCGTGATAGAATATGAAAGCAGTGGGATTTCCGTAAATAACATTGACAATGTTACGTCCGCCAAGTCATTGGTGACTTTTGAGAAGATACCAAACGCAGATAACACAAGCTTGTGGTGGGGGTTCAAGGAAACTTATGACACCTCAACAGAGGAAGCCGCGGCCAAGATTACGATAAAAGGCCGCACCTGGATATTCCCCTCGCAGAATCTCATGCCGAGCGTCTATCGCGAGAGTGGCGGCGCGGAAAGGTTTTACTATGCCAAGAATGACACATACAGCATCCCCGGGGCAACGGATAAATACACGTTCAAGAACATTTACAAAGAGGGGAACCCACATCAAGGCAGCGTCGAGTTCAGTGACATCAAGCCGACAATAAACGGTGTTCGCAATGACGTGATACAGAGCGACGGCTTAGGGCAGCTATTCGGGGAGATTGCGGGCGTGGCATTTGACAGCAATGACAGCGACGTAAAGAATGATGACAGTGAGTATATTCACTCCTATTTTTACATCAAGCTACACAAGTTCAGCGGCAGCTATGGCTTCGACTTATTCAAGCACGCCTTGGCAAGCGAGAGCGCGAAGATAAACCTCATCAAGAGCAACGGATGCCCCGCTTGCTCGTTTGACATCCAATGCGTACCCAGCAAGGACAAGTCGAAGATGTACAACTGTGTCAGCACGGATGGCCATGGCAACTTGAAATCGGTACGGGATGACTGTAACGATTACATATTCAAGAACGACGAAGATGCATACAAGGACACGTTTAACCAAGATTCGACAAAAACGGAGCTGTGGATAGCCGTCAAGAAAGACGACTCCACGCTTGGCATAATAATGCCCAACGCATCTGGCAACTTCAAGCCGCAAAAGGGCGACCTGTTTGTCATCACGGGGATTAATCCTCCGAAAGTGCTTGTCACGGCGGCGGAGAAAAGGCTTGATGATGCTCTCATAAAATACATGAGTGAGAACAATGAGGATAAGTTTAATTATTCGGTAAAGTTCTCTCGCATATTCTTGCAAGAAAACATGGCATTCGCCAATAAGCTGAACGAGAACAGCAAGGTGGCGATAACCTACGCTGGTGAAAAACATGAGTTTTTCGTTACAAACTACACCGTGAAGGTGGATGACAGTGCGTTAGCTGATGTTGAGATAGAACTGTCTGATACACTTGACGCGTCGAGCAGTGAGCTGAAAAAGGCGATAGATGCCGTAAAAGGCGAGACGGTAGCGCAGTTACAAGGCTTAATCGGTGGTAGCGGTGGCTTGAATGCCACTATAGCGAATAGGCTATATCTTTCTAAGCAAGGTGATGACACGGCTCAAGGGTTGATAACTTTCGCCAAGGGATTAATCTCCGACATGCTCGCTAAGCTGAAGGGCGGTGCGACATTCGGGAAAAGCGGGTATAAGTTCGACAAGGACGGCAACGTGGTGGTTGACGCGTTAAGCTCGCTGGCGTTTGACGAGGCACTGGAGAGGGGCTTCGGGGTGACGAAGAACGCGCAGGGGAAATACACGCTGTCGGTCACGGACTTGATGGTGTGGGGTAAGGCGGTGTTCAACTCGCTGGAGATAAGAAAGCTCTACGCCGTGGGAGGCAACGTGTATCTGAGCGGCGCGAGCTCGAAGATTGTGAGGGCCGTGCCGGTGAAGAAGGCGACGGACACGGGCACGACAGAGAAAGGTGACGCGAGCGAAACGTGGGTGGCGTGCGCTGAGGGCGACGCTGACTGCGAGGGATGGAAGTGCTACACGCTGAACGATGACGGCACCACGGCGACGCAGAACGGATGGAGGAAGTATGACCAGGCGAAGTGTCAGACGTTTGACATTGAGGCTGGGGCGCATGAGGGCGTGAGCAATACCTATTACTGGCGACTGGTGGCTGACGTGTCCACGAAGAACGAGACGATAACGGAGACGCGGACGGAGGCCTACGTGGATAAAGACGGGGTGACGAAGACGCGCGAGGTGACCGTGGACTTGTATGACGGCAAGAAGTTTGGCTGGGTGGTGCTGTCGAAGACGGACTGCGAGAGCACGACTAACGACGCTCCGAAGGCAGGTGACACGATAGTACTGGACGGCCACAGGATGTTCGCGAGCGGCGACGCTGATGGACGTGACCAATATAACGACGAGAGCCGAACGAACGTGATGATGCTGGAGACAACGGGCACGGAGAATGGCACGTTGCCGAGGATAGTGGCGTTGACGGGCATCGTGGACTACAGGCACTGGGACGGCGTGAACCAATACTCGAACACGGTGTTCATACTGTCGCCCAAGGAGGTGGTGTTCGTGTCTTCGAGCTTCAAGTTTATGAGCGCGAGCGGCGACCCGATAACCTTAGTGAACTTCAGAGGTAACTGGGCAAAGGGAACGGAGTACCGCTACTACGACCAAGTGAGCCACAACGATTCCATTTGGACGTGCATAGTGAAGAAAGGCGATACGACTAACGCGGAACCGAGCGACACCTCTACAGATTGGAGGAAGGAGATTAGCGGCGGCAAGGGCGAGAAAGGCGACAAGGGAGACCCTGGAACCCCCGGCAATGGCATTGACCACGTGGAGACAAGGTTTTTCGCGTGGAAGTCGGACAAGTTTGGCACGGGCTTCGACTCCGACAGGGTGTGGGAAGATGGCAGCACGACGATGCCTGCCGACTTCAGCGACGACTTCCCGTGGCTGTGGCAGGTGACGAGGACGTATTACACCAACGGAACCGACGTGCTGGGCGAGGCCGTCTGCATAGGCTATAAGGGCAAGGACGCGGTGACGTATGGGGTGCAGGTGACACCTTACCTTGACCCGTTAAGCAGCGGGAAGACAGACCCTGGCATACAGATACAGTTCACGAGGACGACGGGCGCGACGGTGGAGACTTTCACAAACGTGACGAAACTCGGTGGCTTGGTGATGGTGTACGTTGACGGCGTGTATCACGTGGACGCGACCAACTGGATCAACAGTGGCAATGACAAGATAGTGTTTTCCCACTTCCCCATTGACAACACCTCGACCGACAAGACGCTTGGCACGGCGAGCACGATAGGCATAGAGCTGCTGGTGAACAGTAGCGTGGTGGCGACCGCCAACTACGCGAACGGCAAGCAGGGCGCGGACGGCCCCGCGGCTACGGTGTATACCATCGAGGCGGTGGGCAACTACAACAACAACAGCGGGACGCTGGTGGACGCGAGCACCATCGGCGTGACGCTGACCGGCGATCTGAAGCTGTACAAGACCGTAGGCAGCGAGAAGACGGAGGACTCCAAGCCTCCCCAGTGCTGGCGGCTGACAGTAGGCGGGAAAAACGTGGACGGCACGATAGTGTTCACAAACACAGCTGGCAACAATATCGTCACCTACCAATATTACAATACATACAAGAAAGACAGCAACGGCAATATTGCCGTGCCAGGGTCAGCCACGATTTCTGTGTACAAGGACAGCAGCATGGGTGAGCTACTTGCCAGCCTCGTGATACCGATTACGCTCAATCCCGGCGCGATCGTTAACGTAGACGCCAAGTTGGGGAAGATAGAGAGCACCACGGCGAGCATGAAGGGGACAATCGAGACCATCCAGCAAGGACAAGGGCAGATCTCGCTGAAGGTGCAGGACTTACAGAACGGCGGTGTGGACACGAGCAAGCCGCATACGAGCTCGCAGGTGGACTTCAGGACGCTGGACGCCGACAGCTTCTACCCGGTGATGATTCGGTTCAAGGATAATGGGGGCGTGCGGCATACCGTGGAGATAAGCAGGAATCTTGACGGAACCTACGGAAGCGGTAAGGACTATATGACACATCAGCAGGGCTTCTCCTTCCGACTGATATTCTCGGACATAGCTAATGGCTGGGGCACTAATGAAGACGGGCAGCTTCACATTGAGAGCATATCACAACGTTGGACAGAACCTACTGACACGCCTATATGCCCGAAGATTGCACAGTATTATCCTTTCTCGTTCACGCTCGCGTGGCTTCGTGGCGGCTCGAAATACGACATTACTGTTGACTGTACGGATGCTCACATCAGCGGGATATGGCCTTACATGATGCAGGTGGCCTCTAACCCTTCGTGGGTGCCGGACGCTGTACGGCTTGCGCCTGACACATGGACAACCGCGCAGGTTAACGCACAAGGCGGTAACCCTTATAACATGCTCAGGAAAGACAACGGCGGATACTATGCTGACGTGGACAACGAGTATTTATATCGCTTTGGGGAATTAGCGGCCGGGAACACGTTTGCCATTGTCGGGCAGCCGAAGGACAGCAAGGTGTGGTTCTTGGCTACGTGGCATATTACGAGCGTCAGTGGGTCTAAGGTCTATGTGGACGTTTCTACATACGGGCTTTTGTGGCAAGCACAGAACCCGCTTGGAATCAGGATGAGCGAGTTAGGCTATATCAAGACCGGGGCGTCTTATCCGAAGTCAACATGGGACTCACAAAACGGGTTCGGCACCTCGGAGAACGTGGACAACACGGCCGTACATGCCGACTGGGCCGTGCCGAGAGCTATCCTCGTAATCGGAAAAGAGTCGAGCGCCACAAACGGCGTGTATCGTGACCGGGCCGTGCTGGAGGCCGTCCAATCATGCACGGAGGGCAGCAGCGTGTCTTTTTACAGTAATACTTACTTTGACGTGTCGCCATTGTACGGCACGGACGGCAGGACGAATGTGAAGCCGGACTTGCTGGCGACGGGCATTGACATCAAGAGCCATAAGATAGTGGCCACAGCGGATAACTTCATCGTGCGGAACAACAGCGGCACGCTGACATTCAGCATTGATGAGGATGGCAATATCGTCGGTGTGGGAAACGCGTCATTCAGCGGTATTATCAATGCCACCGGCGGCAACTTCACCGGCACCGTGACGGGCTCTACCATCAACGGCTCGACTATCAACGGCTCTACCATCAACTCGACATCGAGTGACGGCAAGAGCACGACAAAGATAGAGGGTGGACAGATAACGACAAACAAGATCAACGCTTCGGGCGGCTCTGTCAGCTTCTTCAATTTCGATAGTGCTGGTATGTACTCTGGGAGCATTGAACAAGATGGTCAAATATACAGCGGCTTAGGCATGTCGATGAATAACTTGTCTGTCAGCGGAAATAACAACATGCGCATATCTTCTGTGTTCTTGGGCAATGGAACTATAGATTCACGCTTTACTAACAGAACGGTCTATCGTGTCGGGTCTACAATTATGGGAAGTACGTTTTACAACTATATCAAACTCGAAAGGATAGGCTCAGGGTCTTTCTCTTTTGAGAATAGTCCCGAACATGCTGCGCTTGGAATAGAGACACAGGGAGATTTCTGTCTTGCGGCATTAGGAGGCCCGTCGCTATTCGCGGGCATGTGCTTCGCGTCTGACACGGTCGGCAGCAGCTTTACCGCAGACAAGAAGCATTGCTTCTATTTGTGCAGTGGCGACACATTCAACATGCCGAGCGACCCGCCCAACGGCATGTTGATCGTCGTAATACAGACAAGGGGCAGAATTGATTTTAACGCCGGCAACGGACATCGGTTCCAGAGTGGCACATATAATAGCACAAGCTTTACTTCCGATTCCGCGGGGCAATGGTCCTTATTCTATTACAATAATGGGGTTTGGTATACGATTTATATGACTCGTTGACTATGGTAGTCAGATGCTTGGCAACGATATACGTAACGAAATAGACAATAACAACGATAACGATTAAAGGCAAAGAGATTATGAAAAAGGTTTACAATGTGTTTAAGAGTATTGGTGAGTGGCTGGCAAAGGCAGGGGCTGACAGGTACTTGCACTTATTGGCTGGCTTGGTGATAGCCTTCTTCACGGCCATGCTGATGCAGGGCGTGGCTGGCGAGGGACGCTGGACGTGCGCTGGCTTCGCCTTGATGGTGACAGTGGTGGTGGGCATCTTGAAGGAGGTCGCCGACCAGACCTATGAGGGCGAGAGCGACGCGCTGGACTGGGCTTTCACGTGCATTGGCGGCGTGATTGGTTGCGGGTTGTGGATGATGTAGACCCCTCCCTTAGAGTGAAGGACGAAGAGTGAAGAATATAGAATCGTGAGAACGAAAAGAACGATAACGACAATAACAGGTAAGGTATGACGATGGGCAGCTCGGTATTACAGACAAGTTTCCTGACGGGGAACAGCGTGCATACAGGGGTAAGGGCTTTCGGCATGACGTTGTTCTCCTCGGAGATAACGCAGATGCTGACGGACTCCAAGTGGATTTGGATAGCGATAGGCTTGCTATGTATGCTCGACTTCCGCTTCGGCTGCAAGGAGAGCAGGCTAAGGCGCGACAAGGCGTTAAAGCAAGGTGACAAGGTGCTGGCGGAGGTGTATAAGTTCCACCGCTCGTGGGCGTGGCGGCGTAGCCTGAACAAGTTTATCGACTACCTCATGCTGATGATGGTGGCGGAAGCGATAGGCGCTGGCTTTCTGCCGCTCGTGGGCATAAACTACATCTTCGGCGCGTGGGTCGGCGGCGTGATAGCCTGCCTGTGCGAGATTAGCTCCATAGGTGGCCACTTCCTCTACATACACAACGTGAGGATAGAGAAGCGCACCATCAAGGGGTATCTGATGGCTTTTGGCAAGGGTTTCGCCGTGGCGTTGGCAAGGCAGAAAGACCCTGCCATGGGCGAGGCCGTGAACGAGGCGTTCAGGAAGGCGGAGAGTGAAGAGGGAAGGAAAAGTGACGAGTGAAGATGGGAGAGTGAGGAATCAATGTAGGTAAACAATAGGCTTAATAAGGAAACAGTACATGAAAAGGATAGTAAGAGGTAATGACTTCACCATGAGGATACCCGTGGTGAAGATAGTTGAGGGCGAGAAAGTGGCGTTCCCGTTGCCGGGCTGCACCGACATCATGGTGAGGTTGTGCTCGGCGTACAGGCGGCTGGAGCTGGCTTACACCATTGACGCGAAAGAGGACAACGTGATTGTGGCGAGGGTCGAGGGAGACCGGATACCACTGGGCACTTACGCGCTGGAGGTGCGCGGCAAAATCTTCGGCAACGACTGGCGAAGCAACGAGTATGAGCAGGTGGCTATCGTTGACAGGAACGCTGACGCCGACACGGAACTGGGCGAGACCGACGAGGGCGAGAACTCGGTGGAGATGGACACGGCTGTGGTGGTGCTGCCGCCTGACAGAGAGCTGGAAGCGTTGGTAAAGGAGGCGCAGGCGCAGAATAAGGCGATGAGCGAGCTGAGCGACACGATAAAGGCGAGTGAAGAGGGAAGGGTAAAAAGTGAAGAACTAAGGGCGAAGAGCGAAGAGGCAAGGGTGCAAGCTGAGCTTACACGCGCAAGCACTGAGGCGGAAAGAACGAAAGCCGAACAGGTGCGCGAGAACAACGAGGGGCAGAGATTGGCTGCCGAGCAGGGACGCGTAATAGCCGAGAACGCGAGGGCTGACGCAGAGACGGCACGCGTAGAGGCAGAAGCCGCCCGTGTGACGGCAGAGAGCGCGAGAGTTGACGCAGAAAACGCAAGAACTGAGGCGGAAGCGGCAAGGCAGGAGGCAGAGAAGAAGCGTGAAGCTTCCGAGGTAACTCGCACGAGAACGGAAACGGAACGCGAAACCAACGAGCAGGCGCGACAAGCCAACGAGACGACAAGGCAGACTGCGGAAGAGAAGCGAGAGAGCGACACGGCGACGGCGATAGCGACGATGAAAAGTGATACGTCCGCAGCAGTGAAGACAATGCAAGACACGACAGCCACGGCCATAACGAACATGGATGAGCAACGCTCGGCTTTTGATGATGCCGAGGCCGCGAGGGTGAGCAACGAACAGGCACGGCAAGAAGCCGAAACTGCGCGCAAGGAAGCCGAAAGTGAGCGAGGGACGCAGGAGCAAGCACGCGTAAAGAATGAAGAGGGGCGAGTGAAGAGCGAAAACGCGAGAGCGCAAGCTGAAGCCGCAAGGGTAACAGCGGAGAAAGAAAGGGTAAAAGCGGAGGCGAAACGGGCGGAAGACATAGGGCAAGCCGTCAGCAAGGCCAACGCCGCCTCTGAGGTGGCCGTGACTGCCAACGAGCCGTTCGTGTGGGAGCCGTTCAAGGACTTGGAACACTGGAACATCACAACGATGGACTTGGCCACAGGCACGGTGACGCTGGACACGGAGGAACACGGCTTGGCCGTGGGTGACTTGGTGACATTGGCGGCGAATATTGGCGATTGGGTACATAACTATAAATTGGGAATGTCGTGGGAGTACTGCATGGCGTCATCCCGCATGGCGGGCTACTTCCCCGTGAAGCAGAGGAGCGCGATACCGGCCGTGAAGGTGACCGCGGTGAACGGCGCAGAGATACAATGCGACGGGCTTAAAGTATCTACGAAAATAGTGCCCGTGCCGAGCGATTGGCAGTTGCAGCGATGCGCCACGGCAGGCAGAAGCGTGGCACTGCCGGCGAGGTTCAAGGGCAAGCCTGTGACCGTGACCGTGGAGGGGCAATACGTGAGCTACTCGACGGGTTGGAGCTTCTACCACGCCCGAACCGTGCTGCACGATGACAAGGGTGAAGCCATATTCCCGTTGCTTGGAGACGCTGTGTGCGGGTTGCCCTTCGTGAAGCAGATGTGCAGCATGAGGAGCGGGCACATAGAGCTGACAGACATAGGCTTGAACGTTTATGGTGAGGAGGTGACGATGGGCAAATATACCTCGCTGTTCTATTCGAGTAATAAGACAGGCGCGTGGGACATAGGCCAGGCGACGAATCTCTACATGGAGAAGGTGCTTGGGCACTACGCCACGAGGGTAATAGTGGAACCCTACAGAGAGCTTACCAAACTGGGGGGGGTAAATAACGAACTTGAACAGATGCAAGCCTTGAAGAGGCAGTGGTTCGCGGCCAACGCCATGATTGCTCGGGAATATTGGTTGCCAACATACAACTTTTTCCGCGATTATTATGAATACGAGATACCTATGCGGAGCGGCTTCTATTGCAAAGTCAAAGTGCTAAACCACGAGGCGACGATGTGCATCGTGGGAGGCTATGCCTTTAGCAGTGCAGAAAGTTCGCGAGCACTGAACTACTTGTGGGTGAAAGATGGGCATTTGGCCTACAACCCCGCGATTGGCACGGACAAACTGGAACAGACAGACTACGTGTTTGATGATGATTGGCACGAGGTGTACGTGAGCTGGGGGGACACGTGGGATAAGACATGGATTGACGGCACGCTCGTGATGGAGCATGAGAATGTGACTTGCCGAAGAAACGCAACCTCGAAGATATACGTGTTCGGGTATAACGCGCTGGACAAAAGGACTAACGTCCCGCCCGTCGGGGCTGCGGTGATACAAGGTCCCGTACTGCTGTTCTGGGACGGTGAGGTGAAAGCGTGGCATTGTGGCCTCTCAGCCAAGGAAGACGACGACACGGTGAGGAGCATGCTGATGAGCTGTCCAACGAAGCATACGTACAACGGTTCCATACATGACGGTCAAGGAGGATGTCCGTCGGCAGACTGCACCGGGCTGATACATTGCGAAGGAACCGGTAATAGAGCATGGGTGAACATCTTTGGGACTTGGAAAGAGATTTAGAAATAAGACAAAAAATGGAATACAATTACAAGGGAACTGTTTTCAGGGGTGATACCCCAATTGAGATTGCGAACGCGATAATGGCCAAGGTCACGCTGACAGACCAAGAGGCGAAGGCCATGACATTCGCCGTGTACAAGGCGTGTGGTGTATGGATAAGACTATGGCCAACCAAAGAACAGAGGATGGAAGACTTGAAGTCGTGCCTGCGTGACGCATACGTGAGCGGCATGAGCGCGAGCGACATAGAGGCCAAGCGCAAGGAACTGGCTCGGCTTGAAGCTATGACGGATGAGGAGTGGGACAAAGAGCAGGAAGACTACCTGCTTAACGGCTACTCGGACGCCGAGCTGCTCTCACAGGCCAAGGACGCGAAGACGCGGGAGATAGAGGCTTATGACACGTCTACAAGCGTGAACGGATTTAAGTTAAACGGCAACGCGTTTTGGCTCGACAAGGCAACGAGGGTCGGGTTGATGAACTCGACGGAGATAACGAAGGCGGCAGGGCAGGAGACAACCGACCTGTGGATGGACGACGTGAAGCTGACGATACCCTGCGACACGGTGATTAAGCTGCTGTCGGCGATTGAGCTGTACGCATTGGAGTGCTTCAACACTACGGCGAGGCATAAGGCGGAGGTGCAGGAGCTAAAGACGGTGGAAGAGGTTGAGAAGTATGACATTAAGGAAGGCTACCCGAAGCAGCTGGCGATAAACCTTGACGGGCTAAATAGGCAATGACAATAACAACGATAACATAAAAAAATAGGAGACAGAAAAGATGCTGGCAAGTGAACTGGTTAGCCTTTTCGGTAAGGGCAAGGAAAGGCAGATATTCGAGATAGTGAGAACCATGAATCCGTTGATGGCGGAATATGGATTCAATACGTTGAGGAGATTGAGATACTTCCTGGCGCAGATTGGGCACGAGAGCGCGGGGCTGAGATATACAAGGGAGATAGGCTCAGGAGCTGCCTATGACACGGGGCGAAAGGCGAGGATGCTCGGCAACACGCCTGAGAAGGACGGAGACGGTCAACGGTACAAGGGTCGTGGGTACATACAAATCACGGGGAAAGCGAACTATACGGCTCTGGCCAAGGATCTGAAGATAGACTGCGTGAACCACCCTGAGCTACTGGAGCAGCCGAAATACGCGATACTCTCGGCCTTGTGGTTCTGGAGACGGAACAACCTGAACATCTACGCGGACAAAGACGCTTATACGGCTCTCACCAAGCGTATCAACGGCGGCACGAACGGCATGGCCGACCGCTTGGCGTGGCTGAAGAAGGCGAACAGCTGCATATCGGAGGTATAAAGAAAGTGAACTTTTATAGACAAGATAGACATGAGCAAGAAAGAGAAAGACAATATTGTCGGGGTGATGGCGGCGGTGGCGTTCGCTGGCTTCTGCCTTGGGGCTGGGCTGGCTAACCACTGCAACCACCATTCGCGCGACGGCAAGGGAAAGGTGACCGTGGACACGGTGACGATAAGGGACACTGTGAGGCAGACGATGCCGATGGTCAAGGATAGCGTGGTGACAGGGGTGATACGGGTGCCAATGGTACTCCCCACAGAGCCGACTGTTCCAAAGGCAGAGATAAAGGTCTTTGAGCCGTGCCGCTTGTCTGAGGTTTTGGACGGACATACGGGCAATGACGGTGGCTCAAAGGCGCAGGAAACGGGTAAGTTCGCACGGAAGGACACGGTATGGGCTGTTGTCCCACGGACGCAGAAGCGATACGAGGACAGCACGTACATGGCGTGGGTGAGCGGTTACGAGCCGAGGCTGGACAGCATTGAGGTGTATCAGAAGACGGTGGTCGTAACGAAGAGCGTAGAGGGGAGAGTGAAGAACAGGCGCTTCAACGTGGGGCTGACTGGTGGTTTCGGGTATGGGGTGTTCACAAGGAAGCCCGACGTGTGGGTGGGCGTGGGATGCACGTGGAGAATGTTTTAGTTATGATGGAAGAAGCTCTTTGAGGGCGATAGGCCTTTGTGGACTTTATAGACTGATATAGATTTTTAAGGCAAAAAAGATATTATGATGATTTCGATTATTGCGTTCGCGGTGCTGGCCGCGTATTTTGTGATTATGGCATGGAAATTCGGGCTCCCCGAAATGGTGAGCGACACGTTCTATCAACTTCAAGGCTGGAGGAAGGACGCGGGAGTCGTGTTCTCCATGGTGATGATGTGCAGCGCGCTCGCCATGCTGCCAGTGATGCTGGAGGCAGGCGGCGCGCAACCGCTGGCGTTCCTGGGCTGCGTGGGGCTCATGATAGTGGGTGTCGCACCTAACTACTGCGACAAAGACTCGTACCCGGTACACAAGGGCGGCGCGATGGTGGCGGCCATTGGCTGCGTGGGCTGGGCGATGAGCGTGAACTGGTGGCCTACGGTGCTCGTGGCGTCCACGTATGCGGCTTACGTGGCCGTGGCGGAGGCGTATAAGATACTGGATAATATGTGGTACATGAGCAGGGGCAAGTCGTACTTCCATAAGCTCTACTGGGCCGAGGTGGCAGGGTTCGCGGACGTGTGGCTGACGCTGTGGACGAAGTGAAGGAAAGGAAAGAGCGAGGAAAGGAAAGAACGAGGAAAGGAAAGAGAGGAAAGCAAAGAGCGAGGAAAGGAAAGATATAGGCGTGATAGGCATTGGGTAGGCAAAGGTAAAAGAGATTATTCAGGATAACGTATTTGATTTATTTTTGGTTTTCTTTTTGAGTGATAGGTTAATTAAACTTATGAGGGGGACGACCGTCGGGAGACGGCTGATTTCTCGAAGCCGTGGCAAACCGTGAAGGTCTGTCACGGTTTTGTTGTTTGGATAGAGTGAAAAAACAAGTAAAATATTTCGGAAAAAGTTTGTGGTATAGAAATATTTTTCGTATTTTTGCTGATATAAAGAACTCTCTTTTTAGTGAATTAATGTGTAAAGGCTAAAGTTGTATAAGTAACAAGGGACTTGGACAGGTAGCATTCCTTCTTTCAGAAATATCTAATAATTCAAAGGAGCTACTTGCCAACGTGGTTAACGCGAGTGCTGTGACAGCACGGGAGACTGCGGTTTTGGTTCATATTGATTAGAAGGTTAAAGATTGTTATGATTTTAACGATTATGTAAATGTTTCTTGAGTTATGTGGTTAGAGAACCTGCGGATGCCGTTCTTGTCGTGACAGACAGGGCGGCATTCGTCGTTTTTTTGGCACTTTGAAGTGTTAAAGGCCGTTGAGAGAGGCGTGAGTTATCAGAGAATTGTATAACTTTGCGATTATCCATACTAACTAACTGTTGTTTACGCTTATGACAAAGGATGACGAGGACAACCTTCTAAGGTGGTTGCAAGACAAAGACGTCAGCGAGATTATGTCGTTGCTGATGAAACATGGTAACAGATATTCAAGGAGAATCTTGAAGTTCTTTAGGTGGTTCTGCAAGTATGTTCCGATAATTATTATGTGCTTCCACGCATACGGGATGTGGGATTTCTCTCAGCATCCACGAGACATGTTCATTCCTTATGCAGAGAATATGCCTTGCTATCTCTACATATATTTCATGGTGTACATCCTGCCTATGGTTCTTATACTGGCAAGCAGGTTCTTCTTCCTGTGCTGGCGGTATCGTATTCCTTTCTTTTATTTCTTCGGCATCAACGCGGCGCACATCGTGGAATGGAGTTGGTACACAACTAATGATATGATAGATTCCTGCTTTACCGTAATGATAGTGACGGCAATGTTCTATCTATATGGATTTGTAGATATGTTTATTAACAGAACCAAGTTAGGACGTAAAATCTGTGCGTGAAGGCGATTTCTGAGAATTTTTCGCAAAAACAAAGGTAATATGGGGAAGATATTAAATTATAAGCTGCTCGGCACGGCTTTGAAGTCGTTGAGTGATGCTTGTTTTAAGGCTGACGAGCAACAAAAGAAAGGCGAGAAGGTGACGGCATGCGGCATGAGCGATGATGACCTGGATAGATTGTGCGACATCATTCCCGACATGCTCAACCCGATGATGAGCACAGAGGAAGTCAAGGAGAAGCTTCACGTTTCTGATGCTACACTCAATCGTATGGTGGCGAGAGGAGACCTGCCCAATGGCGAGCACAAGAAGCGCGGGCACACGAGGTATTGGAAGAAGTGGGACATACTGCACTTTATTAAAAAGAAAAGAAAATCATAGCGTATTAATAAGCCCTATCGCAGCACGGACAAGCGAGCACGTATGAGTATTACGGATTTTATGTTTCAGACTTTGATTATAGTAGCGATGTTAGTAATCATCAACAGCACGTTCATAAAACTTGGTTCAAGGAAACCCAGAAGTCTTTAGCTTCTGGGAGGAATTGAACCACCATTCCCTCTTTTGTTGGATTTAACATAATTATTTCTTTCAAATATTTGATTACGCCGAAAATATTTTGTATCTTTGCGATATGAAATTGACTTTGCAGGTTAAACTTCTTCCAACTGGCGAGCAAGCCATTAAACTGAAAAAGACCTTCAGTGTTTTCAACGAGGCTTGTAACACTATCTCTCAGATAGCGTGGGAACGTCATGCGTTCAAGCAATTCAATCTGCACAAAGAAGTCTATTATCCTATCAAGGAAACATATCATCTTTCCTCCCAGCTCGTCATACGTGCAATCAGCAAGGTTGCGGACGCATACAAACTTGACAAGAAGAAACAACGACATTTTAGGGAGTTCGGAGCTATCACTTATGATAGCCGTGTTCTTTCCTATAATATCGACAAATCCGTCTGTTCCATTTCGCTTATCGGTGGTCGTGAGAAAATCGCGTTTACATGCTATCGTCCACAACTCATGCAATATGCGGAAGGAGAAGCAGACCTTGTTGTTATCAAAGACAAGTTCTATCTGTACCAAACGATAGATATTCCTGACGAGGAGGAAGAAGCTGCTGAGGATTTCCTTGGTGTCGACATGGGTATCACCGACATCGTTTCCTTGTCTGACGGTACTAATGTTTCTTCTGAAGAAGTCAAAGACATAAGAGACAGATACAACAAAGTAAGAGCTTCTGTTCAGTCCAAAGGCACGCGCAACTGTCACAGGTTGCTGAAACGGTTGAAAGGACGTGAAAGAAGGTTTGCCACTATTGTTAATCACCGCATAAGTAAACAAATCGTAGCGAAAGCAAAGGAAGAACACAAAGGCATTGCCATTGAGGACTTGAAGAATATCCGCTGGGGTATGAACTCCAAGAAACGCAACAAAACTTTCCGTAGGAGAAGTAATTCCTGGAACTTCTATCAGCTCCGTTCTTTCCTTGAATACAAGTGCAAGATGAATGGCGTTCAAATCACCGCCGTCCCCCCTGCATATACTTCGCAGACTTGCCATAAATGCGGTCACATTGGCATTAGGCACGGCAAGCACTTCCGTTGCGCACACTGTGGTAACGTTGCTGATGCAGATGTTAACGCTGCTCTCAACATTGCTACATGGGGGTATGTAAACACCCATGAAAGATGGGAATTGTTGTCGTGTCCTATACATGATGATTTTTCTACGTCTAAAGCCCACAAATCTTTAGTTTGTGGGTAGTTTACTGCATACCTATACTATTCTTACGAGTATAAGAAGGTCGATAAGTACTTCTTAGCTTGGGTAACGGTGTCAACTATGATGTTGACAATGTGGTTCGGAGTAGGATTGTACCTGTATCTACAATAACAAGTTCGTAGCCCGATACACCTTATTATATAGGACATATCGGGCTATTCTATTAAAAAACACTAAAGCACATATATTTGTGTGCCAAATGTTTGCATCTTTGATTTTTTCTTATTATCTTTGCAACCGTAAATAATACAATAACTTAAAGTACAGCAAGATATGAAGAAAATTAATTTTTTCCCAAGAACAAAATCAGAGGCAATGGAAATTGCTAATGAGTATATCACAAGTAAGGATGGTCTTGCTTATGATATGGATATGAGTGTAGATGAAGCAAAGGCAAATGCTGAGATTGTTTGCAAGAACCGTACTCTTACAGTCAATTGTGATGGGGAGTCTCCATTGAAGCTTTATTATAAGGTTGAAGAATAATTTAATATAAGCCCTCGACATCACGGTTAAGTCTGCTTTATGAGACAAGGATTTTTTGAGTGCGAAGAACATAATCACCGAAACAGGATGAAGGCTATTGACGAAATGCCTTATGCAAGCAAAGTAGTTGCCGTTGATGGTGGCTATATATATGGGGTTTGAATCTTGGGATGATTACGAAATCTGGAAAAATCAAAAATAATTTTCAAAACGTTTTTACATGAAAGAAACTAAGAATGCGACAATTCGCCTACCGCAGGAAATTGCGGAGTGGCTCACTAAGGATGGCAAGTCCATCAACCAAGCTGTCATTGACGCTGTCAATACATTGCAGAGTATTAGATTAATATCTACGACAGAGCTTCGTGGTATATTCTCCGCAAACGAATGGATGTTCCTTGCGGATTCATTCAACGGAACAATCATCAATGATTCGATAAGATACAATGTTAAAATGCTTATCGCTCATTGTGAAGATTCAGTGATTTATGATTCGCTTGACAAGAAGTACGATGTGGATATGGAGGTCTTCAAGAAGAAGCTCAGTTCCTTGCATTGTGCTAATGTTGATGCCCTTTACGCGAGGATAGAAGATTTTTGGGACAAAGATATTGATATAGAAGATTGGGCTAAGTTTTGATTAGTGTAAACATTAAAGAGAGGTAAGTGATTGCCTCTCTTTTTTTTGTTACCGATTTTAGTATAACGTCTGGGTGGATGTGTTAACCAAAAAGTTTTTTTTAACATGAGCCATGCAACGTGTTAACAAATTCCCATTTTGTTAACTTGACAGAACCTCCTATCATCTTAAATAACTGACATTCAGCGAGTAATAAAAAGTGTGAGCGAGTTGCGGCCTTTGTGGTCGCAACTCGCTAATTTTGTGGCCGTAACGTTACAGGATAATGTATAACTTTAAAAGATTACTATTATGGAGATGACAGACGCGAAAGTCGTGGAGAAGAAAATCTACGAGGAAGGTAAGAAGCACGATTATGCTTCCAAGGCCACGGGGAACGCTGGCTTGACATTGGGCATCATCGGTACGGCTCTCGGAGCTGGTGCTTGGTTACTTGGCGGTAATCGCAACGTGTTCGGTTCCATCGGCGGAGGAACGATGCCCGAGAACGTGAACATCAACGCTTACGGTTATGGTGTGGGCGCAAGCAACCAGCCAACCGCATTGCAAGTATTAGAGAAAGAGAACAACGATGAGGTGAAGCTGTTGACCGATATGTTCGGCTTGAAGCTCGACACGTCTAACAAGTTCTACCAGATGCGCGAGACCGACATCGCCGAGAAGTTCAGCCTCTATAAGGCTGGTGTTGACGCTATCAATGCGGAGAATCGCAGGGCAGAGCGTGCGGAGTTCGGTCTTTACAAGTCACAGGTTGAAGGTGACTTCGGCTTGTACAAGAACCAGCGAGACCAGTACGACGCTTTGAGCGCGAAGTACGGCGAGCTTGACAAGAAGATGGCGGTCATGGAAGCCCTTACTCCTTACAAGGAGAAGATTATCATGCAAGCCATCGAGATGATGGGCGAGCGTGGCGTGAACTACACGGACAGGAAGACTTGCCGCTGCATCTATGGTGTGGTAGGCTTACCTTCTACTCCCACCACTACCGTTTTGGAGGGAGCGAGCCCTTTCGGTTGCAACTGCGGACGCTCAACTACGACAACCACGACGACAGGAGCGTAGCGATGAAGCGCAAGCCGTCAAAGGCTAAGAAAAGAAAGAAATGAGTTGGTGAGGGGTGTTCGCCTCTCATGGGACGGATGCCCTCTCACCTCCTTATTATAGACAAATATATCACCAACTTAAAGAGATTCGCTTATGGCAATGAATTTCAACAGCCCTTTGCTTGATATGGGCAATAATCAACAACCGCAGTCGATGGATGCCGAGCTGCAAAAGGTCTATGAGGCCATACAGCAGAAGCGAGCGAACATCAATATGCAAGCGCGACAGTCGCAAACACCGCTTTGGGATGAGATAGATAAGATTCAAGACAACTTAACTGATGCCCAAAGCCAGTATTTGATGCAAAACAAAGAATACGTTGAGAGCCTGCAATATGTAACCAAGCTCGTGCAGGACGAGGAGTTGCGTATCATTCGCCCTCGCATTGAGAGCACGCAACAAGGGCAAGAGGCGTTAAAGAAACATCTATCCTTGATGCAGAAATTAAGGAAAGAGGTGTCACAGGCAGAGGAGCAGAAAAACGCCATGCTCAACGACTACTTGACTAATTACAGCGACAAGAGCTGGCAAGAATATCTCGCTATCAAGCAAGGCAAGAAAGGAGGAGCCAAGAAATGAAGATAGACGACCTGAAAGATAAGCTGCTCACATCAATAGACCTATGGGCTGACGCGAGAATAGACGACATGGTTAAGGGCACTCCGATGTTGGCTATTCCGTCGGTTTACATGAAGCGAGCCGCGCACAACATGATAGCAAGGAAAAAGGACGCTTGGGGCAAGCAGCTGGACACTGCCTCCCTGTTCGTAGCAGACGAGAACGGCGAGATAAATGCGGACACCATCTTTGAGGACTTGACGCAGATGTTGAAGTCGATAGAGGACTATCACTTTGATCTTGGCATCCTGCATGGCCACATTGACAATGGTACGATATTTATTGACTTGCCAGATAACATAGTCACAACGTTGCTGTTTGGCAGCAAGAAGAGTATTGGGATAGGAGAGAGCGACCTTGCGGAGCTGAAGAACCTTATCGTGGGGTGAGAAGATAAAAGGCACTGTACATCATTTGACAAAAATTATAAAAGAGAAGAAATCATGAAAGATATTGAGAAAAAAATTTGGGCTTGCGACGACATCGTGGCATTGCAAAATTGCTTAATCCTCTGCAATGAGTATCTTAGCAAGGAAGAGGAAACGCGAGAGAAGCGAGAGCTATTAGAGAGCGTCTTCAGCGAGCTTTGACAGGTCGTCTGTCAAGCCATTCGCTCTGCTTGACCTCTGACAGGTTGATGGTGGCATTGATATTAGGGCCGAGAAGGGAAAACTCGGCATCGCCATAGACCATGACATCCAAAGAGCCATGGAGCCCATCAAGAGGAGGCATGAGGCGCGCATGGGAATCACCTGCGACATAGAGAGCACCGGCAAAGACGGCAGGCAGCTTAACCTCCACGTCGCAGCCAACGATTAATGTTAACGTGCTACGTAGGGTTATCGTGACAGAGTGGTTAACGTACATCTCGGATGTGTACCCGTCTTTTATCCGTTGATACTGTCCGTTGACATAATCATGGAAGTCGTTTGCGAGGCTTCCCGTATCCATGCCCCACCCGAATGATACCGAGTCGGCAATAAACTCAATGCCGTTGGCACTAAGGGCAATATCCATCAAGTCTTTAAGCGACTTACAGGAGTCCCACTTGCCTTTATACTCGTCGCACAAGCCGAGGCGTATGGCGTTTTTCTTAAATCTAAGTAGTTCGTTCATCTTGTAAAGACATTAAATATTCAACATTTATCGCGAGGGAGTTTCAGTCGGCTTAACGGTGTTTATGGCGGTCATCGTGAAAGTCGAGGGCCCCCTTGTGAAACAAACAGGGGCACGATAGCTTCTCAGCCATCGTGTCCCTTCCCTCAGAAATCACGGTTCAAGCGTCCTCCACTGAGGTTGAACTTATGTGATGAAATTAAGAAATCATCAAAAAGGCAGCTTGATGCTTGTCATGTGCAGGGCCTTGATGATGCGGTGGTCTATGACCAGCTTCGGCAACTTGTACGTGGGATGCGTCTTGTTGTACCATTCAAGCCATCGCCAGTGCCAATAGCACATGGGGTGCTTGTTGACCATCTTCCCGCCGCAGCCGTAAGGCTGTTGCGCCATGATTTTCTTAGCGAGACGGATTTTCATTGTTCCACCTCCCTTTTCCAAGTGGCGAGTATAAGCATGGCGTCTGCCGTGAATTGGGACAAGTATGATACTCCAATAGGGTTTTGCATTACTTCCCATTGCACCAGCTCCCAACCGTTCAGCCCCTCCTTGCGAAAGGCCTTCTCGATGTTGGAGGCTAAGTCGTTATTGACCTTGAATTGGTACAACTCTAATCTGTACTCAAACTTCTTCATGTTTTCCCATTTTTTTATAAGTCTTTTATTTCACTTGCAGGATGCCCAGGCATTCCCTGCCGATCTTGTCTTCGGTGCGCTTGGGGATGAACACCTGTATGCTACCATGATGCTGCTCGTCGGTAATGAGTATGTGAGTGGAGTCTTCCCAATGCTGATGTTGTATCATAGATGAAATGTTGTTTTTGTTTGTCACCAGACGAAACAAATGAAAACGATGTTAGTCTCATTCGTATCATATCAGTGATATGTGCAAAGATAGGTGTTGTCGGCGATATGGAGCGGACATTCTTACAGCTCCACCAATACCTTAATCTCTCTATCACCCCCCCCTTGTGTATGCAGCGTGGGCGATATTCCCTGAGCGGAGTACACGCGGCGACTCTGCTCAAACATGCGGTCATAGGGTGGCGTCTGCATCATGCCGACTACGAGGGTTTTTGTTGGTGTCATTTACTCTTCGCGAAAATTACTGATGCTTCTGCAAGTCTTCTGCTGCAAACCACACCAACATCCTTTGAAGTACTTAGGTAGGAGTTACATTTTTTGCAGTACTCGGGACATACTTCTGAATTGCCGGACCCATAAGAACATAATGTGCCATTAGCCATATACAGATTTTTGTCTCGCAGAAACGAGCTGACTGCTATCAAGCACGTCTTCAAATTGTTGTTTTCAACCTCCAGTTTGTCGCAATGGTCGCGCATCTGCATCATTTCGCCGAGCGTCTGCCTTGACTGGTCTTCGTCCTTACGCTTCTCCATTCCACGCAACTGACGTGCTACGTCGTTGTAATTCTCCACAAGTTGATGCACACGCTGCACCAGCTCTATGTTCTCTGCCTTTAGGTCGGCTATGATGTAGGCAAGTGCCTCCATACGGTTGTTTTCTTCTGGTTTCATTGTTTCTTGGGTTTTATGTTTGTTTTAACGATTTAATAGTGACATTAGTGCCACAGCTTTTTCTTTGTCGGAAAATCCTTTGATGTTTACCCATTTGCCAAAGATACAGCCTCCGACATATTTCTGAACCATATATACGGTCACGGGGATGCAACCGTCATAGGCCTCCTTCGGAATTATTCTTAGTTTCATATCTTATTCAAATTCATATACTATATGCGGCGTGGTGTTGCCAAAACAGTACGGACATCAGAACAGCGTGAGCTGCGCTTGCTCCAACTTGATGCGCTTGCAAGCCTTGTCGTAATACTCCTTATTGAGCTCGAAGCCGATGAAATTGCGTTTCTCTTTTATACAAGCAATGGCAGTGGTGCCGCTGCACATGCAGTTGTCTAATATGGTGTCACCCTCGTTGGAATAGGTACGGATGAGGTACTGAATAAGAGCGACTGGCTTTTGTGTGGGGTGGAAGGTGTCGGCTGAATGTTCCTTATCGAAGCAGATAATGCTCTTTGGAAATTTTTCGTCTGATACGATAGTAGGCACTTCTTTATGGTCGCCGTAACACCCCCGCATCAAACTATGAGAACCATCACCCCTGTGATGGTTTCGTTTATGTGGCGCACATTTTACCATCTGAGGGTTGTAGATAGGTTGCTTCCGATAGAATACTGCAATATCCTCATGCGAGCGCAGAGGCATCTTGTTGACATTCAAAAAGCCCGTTGCTCTGTTTTTGCTCCAAATAAGATTATATTTCCAAAGTTTCGGCTGCGACACCATAAGTTGTGCAGTGAACATACCTTGACAGAAAAGAATAATCGCTGCATTGTTTTTTGCTATGCGTAGATATTCTTTCCATAATGACTTAAGCGGAATAATGCTATCCCATTTCCCTCCTTCACTCTGTTTGTTGAGAACACCATACGGCAAATCACACACAATGCAATCCACGCTTCCGTCGGGAATCCTCTTCATTCCTTCGAGGCAGTCTTCATTATATATCTTATTCAGTTCAATCATTCGTCTTAGAATTGTTGTCAATTCCTAAAATCATTCCTCACCACCCACACGCTCAGTCCTATGTTGAGCAGGAGCATGAGGATGATGATGCCCCAATATTGCTTGTCGCTCAGTTCTACCGAGAGATACTTGAAGTCGGCGAAGTTCTTGCGCTTCCATTCCTTCTGCACGATAGGTTCTATGTACGAGGCAAAGGCGCAGAGGTCGAGACGGTGCGACATAAACCAGTCGCGGCTCTTTATCGAAAGCACCGGCGAGTCACACCAAGAGAAGGCATCGCTCCACACCACGCGGTTACGGTTGTCAAGACCTACGCACACCACAAGCTCGTTCTTATTGCCACCCTGCCAGTAGGAGCGTTGGCGGTCGGCAATGGATAGCGGCTTGTTGCGATAGAAGAGCAGATAGAGGCGAAACTCCTTCTTCGGGCCGTACTGGGCATTGAGCACACGGATGGCTCGCTCCTGACGGGCAGAAAACTTGGCTCCGATGATAGGGCATTGGTCGCGCAGATGAATGTCGGGATAGTCGTAAAGTCCGATGCGCCGAGCCTCCTTCTTGCTGATGTCCTCAAACTTGAACACCGAGTGCGAAGCCTTCACCTTGTTCTCGTATTCATGTTCACGAGTAACGGTATAGAGCGTAGTGGGTTGACCGTTCCATCGGTATTCATACGCATCGCCATCACGAGTGTAATAGTGGCGGTGCATATCCACGAACACCGAAGCCACCGACAAGCGACGCTTCATAGCCGAAAACTCCTCATTGGAACACTCTCGCTCACGTCCCGAATGGTCGTAATAGGTCCAATATTCGGGATGGTTCTCCGTGACATAGTAGGTTTGAGTGTGCGGATGCCCTTTTGAGTCGGTATAGGAGCGAGTCTTCCTCACAAGCTCATTCCACGGCTCGTAATAGCGTATCTTCGTGACGTAGCTGCCCAGATATTCTGTGTCGCTTGACTCTATGCGCTCAAACGCCCATATCATCGCTGCGCCCACAAGGAGCGAGGGGATGATAAGCACGGCGTGCTCCCACCATGTAGTCTGCTTGCGGAAGAACAGCAACAGCACAGCCGACACGAAAAAGGGGATAAGGAAAACGAGTAGTTCCATAATAAGCCTTTACTGTTTCTTGCCGAACAAGTCAACGTCGTTGTCTTCGCCTTCCGTCATCACTTCCTTGGATCGCGACGAAGAGATAACCTTATACTCGATAGGCATGGTGTTAGACACAAACCATCGGGCAGGGTAGGTGCGAGTGAGCGTTTCGTGTTCACGGATGATGTCGAGCATACGTTCCTGCGAGGTCTGAAACTCGGTGCGCTGTATCTCGATGGCTTGCATAAGGTCGCGGTAGAGCGATACATCAAAGTTGGGGTTGCTCTCCTTAATCCACTTCATCATCGTGCCCTGGTCGTTCTGATAGCGTCCGGCAATGAGCTGCGGATAAATCTTCTCGAAGGTCTGCTTGTACTCGTCGGTGACCTGCGCCTTCTGCTGAATGATTTTCCACATCTTGTCGTGAACGCCCTCAATCTTTCCGCGCTGTGCCTCTGCCTGTTGGCGCAGCGCAATCTCGCGGTTGTTGTAACTGAAGTAGGTGGCTACCAATGAGCCGATAACGATGGCTACCACAAGCAGTATGGATGCCATAACGATGTTTTTTGTTTTCATTGTTTCTATTGTTTAGCTGTTAAAATGTTTTTATATTGAGCGCCGTAAAACCCATAGGTCTTTAGCCTGTAGGTAGTTTACTGCTTGTTGAATTTTCTGTAATTGTACTTGCTTATTAGCCTTGCCGCCGTTTTGATTCGATGGTCTATCCTTGTTTGAGTTACCAAGGTATCAACCAACCTGTCATACCAATAGGGGGCAAGGCGGTCTATCCTCGTGTTCATTATCTTCTTTGCCCGTCTGATTTTCATGCGTTTTTTTTGTTTAAGTAATCCTTTATCGTGAGGCGTAGGCGTTTTGCCTCGTCTCGCAAGAGCCTGTTCTCTTCTTCGAGCTGTGCTATGAGGTGGAGGTATGACAATTCGCTAATCTTGTCCATCGTCACCTCTTTCCTTAGTATTTATGCCAGCTAATTGGTTGCATATCCATAGGGCTGAAATCATTGCAGGGAAGAGGAGTAGTATTCCAATGGTGCTCTCTTTGCCAACGTCTGCATATCCAAGCAAGGTATTATAGAGGATATACGTTAAAGTCAGGTATGTAAAGAAAAATGGTATGGCTTTTAATTTCATTTCTTACCTCCTTTCAGCCTATTGGTATATCAATCATCTTATATCCTCCAATGATTTTGTAGTTCCTACCAGCTTTGCAGTATCCTCGTTGTAAGGGAGGCACTGACGCCAGTAGCCTCCTGAGCACACGAAATCGGGGCCATCCTTGAACGCGTAGAAGTCGATACGCCATTTGTCGTCGTCGTCCCTCACGACGACCTTATCGAACGGCTTGAGCTCGCAGAGCGGCACAACCTTGAAGTAGAAATTGCCGTTTACGGTTATCATCGTCTCAAACTTGTATTTCTCGCCGAAGACTTGGAAATCGCAAGTGTTATAAGTTGCCTTATGGCCTAAGCCCTCTTCTTTTTCGGATGTAGGAAAGCTTCCCCCGATGAACTGCGTGCGGTCTTTGTTTTTCCATTTAAGGAACATGACGACGGAAAGACCGTCGTTGCTGATAAGGAAAGCTCCTGCCGCCCATAGGTCGATTTCTTGTTGTTGTTTGCTCATTTGTCGATTAATTTGAATGTGATGTTTTTTTTGTCCTTGCGCTGCGTTGACGTGCACTTGACGCGCTTGCAGCAATCAACGCGGAGGTCGTAGTCGAGGCCGCTGAAGAAGCAATCATCGCAGCCGCCCTCGGAGACCTGCAAGGTGATGCGCGTGCCTAACTGTATGTCGTCGAATATTTCCATTTAGTTAATGTTTTTGTGGGCCGATTATTTCGCTTCCTCGTAGGAGACGATACGGGAATAGGAGCTGTGGATGTTGTATGCCTCGTAGACGCTATCCATGTGGATGCGGAGACAGTCGTAACGCCACTCGGCCGTGGTGAGCTTAGCTTTCATGGAAGCGTAAGTAGCGAGGTTGGTGATGGTCATTGTGGCCAAGACTACCGCCAAGGCCGCTACAGGCTTGCGCGTGATGGCTGACGCGAGCTTGTGCCAAGCGAAGACGCCCGTGTTGATGGCGAGCAGGGCGACCGACCACAACAGGCGCAAGAGGCCGATGGTGAAGCCTCTGAGGGCAGAGCGCATGAGGCGCGTGATGTCGGAATAGGAATTGTAAATGATTTTCATTTTCGTGTGTGTTATTTTTTTTAGACTCATTGGGTGGTGTGATTATATCTCGTTAAGCTGGGAGTCGGTGAGCTCGCGAATGGCTTTCTTGGCGCAGCCCTTGGTGCGGAAGATGTCGTCGGCGAAGTCGTTGACGGTGGCGACACGGCTGTTGATGAGCGTCTTGCCACGGACGAGGCGCTCGGCCCATTGGTTGAATGACATCTTGATGTTCTCGAATTCATCGTCGGTGAACTCCACACGAGCAAGCTCTGGGAAGAAGTCCTTGTGCGCGCTGCCCCACAGTTTTTCCACTGCTGTGAGGTCGAAGGCGCGGAAAAGGCTTTGCCATTCGGATAGCCGGCCTCCCCATTGCCTCGCCACGGCCTTAATAGCGTCGGCATGGCACTCGGTGGCCACGTTGAGCGACATGAACGCTCCCATGCTCCACGCCGCGGCCTCGGCGTTTCGGATGCCGTTCTTCTCGTAGACGATGCGGAGCTTGTTGATAAGGCAGGTGAGGAATGACTTATTTTCTTGATACGCCTTGAATCCGAAGGATGCCCAGAAGTCGTAGTACTGTTCATCAGTCATGTCCTTAGCGTAGAAGCTACGTGTCTCCTCTGTCATGTCGGCGACATGGAAGAAGCGGTTTGAGGAGGTGTAGATAAGGTTGCGCTGGTAGTTTTTGAATGCCTTGAACGCTCGTTTGTAGCCATAGCCAGCGGTATCACCTCCTTTTACCTGCTGACGGAAGCGAGGCAGGGGCATTAGGTAATCGTAAGCGTCGAGGCACGCCGCCCACGCCGCGTTGTTGGCGCAGCCGTCGATGAGCTTGACAAGAGAGGAAGCTTGCACGACGGCTTGCAGCCACTTGTCGTATTCGTCCTCGGTGTTTTGAGAGACTGTCAGCCGGATGCGAGAGGTGGGTCTTGTGTTGATGCTTTGCTGTTTCTTTGTCATATTGTTTTGCGTATTGTTGGAAGTTGTTACTTTACGCTTTTACCAAGCTTATCTTCATTACCCTCGTAGGGAATGACCTCATTATCATTACCTACATATCCACTAACAAGATAATGTTTGCCGGTAGATTCGTCATAATGGCTATAGACGTCGGCAGCCCATATTTTATAGCCATAGTCATGTTTGCATGCGCACAGTACTCTTTGGAAGGGAACAAAGTGCTTATGTCCCTCAGAAATTTTGAACGTAGACCAGTCTCTGTTCTCTTTGGATGGGAATAACATACATTCTCCTTTTGGGTCAAGTTTTCCGTCAGGCAAGAAACTCCAGCACCTTGTTGCGTCACTATTACATACAATGCGAAAATATTTAACATGGTTACTAACCTCTATAAACTCACACTCACCACATATAGGAGACCACAGTTTGGTTCCCTTGGGAGCATCTTTTAGTATCTCTACAAGATTCAAATTCTTATTCATTATAACTTGTTAATTACACTTGATAATCTATGTTATGTTCATTGGCAAAGCTGTTAATCTTGTCTTTAACCATCTGCATGACCACGTGACAGTTGGGATGGGCTTTGCCGGTCTTGTCGTAGAGCCTGAGGTCCAAGATGTGCTGCCACTCTTGGACGGAGTAGGTGTAGATAACCTTGGTGGCAGTGTCTAAGGGAAGAACACCTCTTGCGTCCTCAGGCTTCATGCCTCTGAGAAGAAGGGTCATGTAGGTTTCCTCTGCTTCACATGCTATCTTATAGTAAGATAGGGCATTGACGGCAATATCATCTATTGGGCTTGTTATCCACCAAGGCCTACATATCGCCAAGCCTCCCTTCGCAGAGCAAAAGCGCGTGCTACGCTCTGCGATATTGTTAGGGGACACTCTGTTGAGCTCTCTTGATGTGCTTATCTGAGTCGTGATACAGAAAGTAAGTCTGTAAAGCTCAAAGAGTCTTGGATGCTTTGCACAGTCCTCTAAAAATTGCTTATTGTCAATGACTGCCACTGGTTCTTTTTCGACTCCACTTTGCGTAAACTCTTGAAGATTAGTAGACGCATATCCGCGAAGCACGTCATAGTTCCAGTAACAGGAGTTTGCAATGCGCATTGCAATTTGGGAAATATCCTCAATATGGCCAAGATACATGCTTGCATGTCTAAGCATGGATAGGTGTCCTCTTTTTATAAGGCCTTCCACCAGCTTCTTATCAGCTGCCTGATTAGGCTCTTTGTATTCACGACCATAACAGACCCTGGCGCATCGTGCTATGTGGAACTCTGGAGTGAAGTCTAACTCACTCAGAAGCTCTACCTCTGGTTCTATAAGTTCCATATTTTCTTTACTTTAGTATTTCTTTCCGTTCAACTTCGGACGCTGCTCGTTGAATCGCATCTTCTTCTCCACGAACCACCACAAATCCTTGTCGCTGCCTGTGAACATCCCGAAGTAGTCGGAAAAGACACTGAGGAGAACAATGATACCCTGACCAGTACAATTTTCATCCAAAGCATCACTAAGAGCCCCCATGAGCTGAAAAAGAACACCAGACAACCCGCACTCTTTTAATTCCCGTAAATAAACATGATTATTTTGCTGATAATATGAGATAAAGCTCAATTCATATTCTTTCAATCCTGCAAAGTCCAGCAGTCGGATAACAATATCCGCGATTTCATCTTCAACACTGTCTTTCACATTCTTCTTGAAGCTCTCGGCAAATGGAAGTCCATTCGCCTCGTCCTCCTCAAACCCCTTGGCGTCGGCGTGCAGTCCTTTCCGGTCTGCGTTGATAGCCTCGCCTGCCTCGCTCATCACGAGACCGAAGTAGAAGGTAACTGGTTTAACATCCTCATGGAAGCCGTGCTCAACGGCCGTTTTGTACGCACGCTCTTTCAGCGCGTTCAATTTTTCTGTGTTCATACTCTTTAATCCAAAAATATTATATACAAAATCATCACTCCAAGCGTAATTATTTTCTAAATCTTAACACGCTTTATACGGCAAACCACGAAAGGCTCGCGGCGGATATAGCCTAACATCTGTTCATAAATGGTCATATTAATAACGCTTTAATACTAAATCATAACGCTTTTAGCCAAATTCATAACGCTTTTAGCCAAATTCATAACGCTAATCGATTTTAATCATCAGGTCTTCCAAGCCTGCTTTCTTCATCCACTCATTGTACTCAACATCATATTGGCGACCTACCAACGCCTGCTCAATCTCTGATAACTTCTCTACGAGGTCAAATGCTTCGCGAATAGTCTTTTCATTCATTTTTATCCGATTAACCGTGCTTCGATAGGGCTTAGTGGTTTATTAACAGGTTCTCTGTGATTTCTTTACCTTAATGTTCCTTTCGTTCCCGATGGGGCTTGTGTGCTCAAAAGCGTCGTTGGTCCAGTTTGACCGCTTTTCCGGGTCTTCCTCCAGCCATAGAGCATGCTCTATGACCTTTTGCATATCGAAGAGGATGTCAGCGGTCTCGTCGTAATAGATTCCGTGATTCACTCCATTTTCCACGCCCCAGCACAGTTTGCGAAGCGTTTGTATCGCCTGTGTAACCAGGAACCGCATGAGATACCACTCGTCGCTGCCTATCTTTCCGGCTTTGTCGTTCTTATGAAGCTTCTCAAATGCCGCCTCGCAGCACTCTTGAAGCGAGAAGTCGAGCTGACCAATTATCAAGCGGTCTGTCACCCTGCAAGCGTAGGCAAGGAGCTTGAGCTGACGCTCGCTGAGGGTGATGGTGAATTGCTTGTTGCTACTCATTTCTTAATTTCTATAGTGTGATTATGCTTCTACGGCTTCTCCGTTTACTAACTTATAAAACGTGTTTGGTTGTATCTTTTCACCATCGACCTTGAAAGCCTTAACGTCCTTGATTTGATAATCCCATTTCCAGTCATATCGCTCTGTAAGAACTATCCAGTCTCCAAGAGCTCCTGCTGCTTTACTGTTTGAACCTGTCACGATTGCGATGCTATCTTTACCACTAACTTTAGCAGTTGAATGTCTGCCCACATTCACTGCTGCTGATTGGCCGCCCGTGTTCGTAGCTGCTGAGTAGTGGCCCGTGTTCGTAGCTGCTGATTGGTAGCCCGTGTTCGTAGCTGCTGAGTAGTGGCCCGTGTTCGTAGCTGCTGATTGGTCGCCCGTGTTCGTAGCTGCTGAGTAGTGGCCCGTGTTCGTAGCTGCTGATTGGTA